GTCGGATCACGATCGAGCGTGAACGTCAGCACCACCGGGTTCGTGTCCGTCGGCTTCGAGCGCTGGCGGTTGCCGCGATCCTCGATGTAGCTGTAGGTGAACGTGTTGGCGTCGCCGCCGGATTGGTCGACCGAACGGACTTGCGACAGCGTCGTGAAGCCGCTCACGTCGCGGTACGTGCCCTGGCCTTCGCCAGTCGGGTAGAACTTGGTGTTCGTGGTGTCCAGCTCGAACAGGTGGCCCATGCTGTCGGCATAGGTGGCGACTTCGTTCAAGTCCGTCCAGCTCGCCATGGACAGCAGCACGATGTCGTCGTTGGCGGGCATCGTGGTCGAGGTGAGCGCGGGCGGCGCCGCGTTCGTCATGGCGGTGATCGCCAGCGCCGGGCCGAGGATCGTGCTGAAGGCGTAGCGCGTGCCGTTGATGAAATCGGAAGACATGGTCGATTGCTCCTTTTGGTTACGATGGATGTCAGAACCACACGGAAAACTGCTGAAACGGTGCGTGCAGCTTCCTTGGGCCGTCGTAGTCTCCAACAGGAGAACCGTAGACCCCGACAGTATAAGGCGCGGCCAACATGGCTTGCATCACGCTCTCCACGAGCATGTCGGCGCCGAGACTGCTCGGATGGTTGCTGTGAATCTGCACACGTGCGTGGCGCTTGTTGCTGGCCGTCTGATCGACGTACTCGCTGTCCTGGCCGCCCACCCGTCGCCACACGATGAACGGGAGGATGCGATCCGTGGACGAGCGCGCCAGGTCATCAGGCGTGGCGTTCTGCCACACGCGGCCGTCCACCAGCTCGTTGAGGATCGCCGGGATGATTTCGGAGAGGTAGCGGTGCACGGGCGCGTCGGTGCTCGCCGCGATGTGAACTTGGAAGCCGCCCAGCGTGAAAGCGATGTCGGCGTCGCGCTCGTCATCCTCGGTTACGGTCGCCTCGATGTCCACCGTGAAGCCGCCAAGGAAGGCGTGGACATCCCCGCTGACTTCAACGCTGGCCTGCGCTGCGACACCGAACGATCCCAGCGTGAACGCGATGTACGTCGAACCGGGTTGGCTCGCCTCGATGTCCACGCCGAACCCGCCCACGTGGATCACGGCGTCCCCGGCGATTTCGACGGAGGCCGTCGCAGCCACGCCGAACGAGCCGAGTCCGAACGCGATCGAGCTGGCTTCTGGATCGGTCGCGGCGATCGACACCCCGAAACCGCCGAGCGTCAGTGCGATGGTTCCGGTTACGCTGGACGTGGCTGCGACCGCAACGCCGAACTTGCCCAGCGTGAACGCGATCGAACTCGACTCCGGATCAGTCGCGACGATCGCCACGCCGAACCCGCCCAGCGTGAACGCGATGTCACCCGTGACAGGCGACAGCGAGGACGCGGCGGCTGCAGACTGCTGAGGGGTGAAGAAGAACATTTACGCCGCCTTGCGGATCGACCACGCGATGGTGCGATCGGTGCCCTGCACCTTGCGCAAGGTGAAATCGAAACCGTTGGCGAGCTGCAGCCCCGGCAGCACATGCGTCGGGTTCGGGTACACGCCGGCCAGTTGCTCACGATGGGCCACGCGCTTCGTGCCGCCGGCCGCGACTGCTTCGTACACGAGCAGTTCGTATTGCTCGGTCGCGGTCAGCGCGCTGAGGTCGAGCCAGCACTGATAGATGCCGGGCGCGTTCGTGATGGTGGCAAGGCTCGTCGATCCTGCGACGAGGCTGTATTCCGTCGAGCTGATCGAGGCGGAATTTTCATAGGGGATGGTGAGGGCCATTACTCCATGCTCCAGTACGTGAACTTCAGGTAACCGGCATTGCCGTTGCCGCCCGCAGCGTTGCCGCCACCACCGCCACCACCGCCACCGTAACCGACGGTCGGAGCAGCGCCAGCGCTGTTGCCGTTGCCACCCTTGCCGCCCAGGCCGAAAAAGTTGATCCCGCCCATGCCGCCACCACCGTAACTGGTGGTGCCGTCGGTGTTGCCGGTGCCCTGCAGCGCAGTGAAAGCCGCCGCGTTGTTGTTGAACGCGATAGAGCTGATCCACGCCGAGTTGAGGCCGCTGGAAATACCGCCCGAAGCGCCCGCGACGGAACCGGAAGCGTTCGCGCCACCGCCACCGCCGCCACCGCCGGCCAGGCTTCCGCGTTCGTCGAGCGTGAAGTTCGCAGGCGGAGAGCTGGCGCCACCGGCAGCACCGGCAGCACCCGCGGTTCCAGCCGTGCCGGTGAAGTTGCCGGCCTGGCCGCCTGCGGTGCCCACGCTGGTGGCAACGGGCGCCACGGCACCTTGACCACCAGGGAAGCGGATCGCCCCGCTCGACCCACCGGAGCCGCCGAGCGGACGTTGGATACCAGCGATGATGGTGGTTCCGCCCGACGTGCCGTTGGCGCCCACCGCGCCACCGTTGCCGCCTGCGCCGACGGTGATCGTCAGCACCGCGCCGGGGACGACGGATTCATTCAGCAGCTTGAAGCAGTGGCCGGAACCACCGCCGCCCGCGCCGCCACGGCTTACGGTGGAACCGAAACCACCGCCACCGCCACCGCCACCGCCCACGCCGCCGAGGTCTTCCAGCCTTGCCACGTCTCGGGGAACGGTGAAATTCCACGGGCCGGTGGTCGTGGTGGCGTCGGTGACGCCGTCGATCACCATCCCCACGCCGGGGACGAATTCGACAAGATGCTGTTTCAGTCGTTGTCCGCCGAGACTCATGGCGTTCCCCTTAGTTCGGAGCGGTGATCGTGAACGAGGACACGCTCACGGTCTGCCCGGTCGCGATGTTCGGGTTGTTGATGTTGAGGTCGGCGCCGGCCGCAGCGACGGTGACGTCAATTTTCGCGGTGCCGCCGCTGGTGCTGATTCGCGCCCACGTGGCCGTCTTGCCGCTGCCCGCCGCCACGCTGCCGGAACCGTTGGCGATGGCGCCCGCGGTCAGCACGCCACCGGAAGCAGCAGGCGCGAACGGCGTGGCGCCGGTCAGCGTCACGAGCTTGTTCTGCGTGGACACCGCGGTGTCAGGAGACGCCGGCTTGGTGCCGTCGTACAGGTCGATCAGCGCACCCGCGCCGAGCTGCGCGGTCAGCGCGTCGAGAATCGCGTTCTTGGCGAGCACGCTCAGTTTGACATCGGAAGCCATGGCAGTACCTCATTGAGTTAGAGGACGCCATGATAAACCTAGCGCATGGCGTCGGAAAACGCTACTGCGCCTGCAGCAGCGGCGATTGCGCTCAGTCTCGGCAACTTGGCATCGAACGCCGGGCCGAGGAAGGGCTGAGCCTTGATGAAATATCCGGCCTTCGAGTGCGGGGTTCCCACGCCCCTCTTACGACCGTCAACGCGCTGGACGCCGCGAATCGGCGTGAACCACTTCCCGTGGGAGAGCGCGGGCTCGAATGGCATGCGGTGACCGAACTCCAACAGGTGGCCGTGCGGGGCCTTCCTGCGATTCCACGAGACACCATAGACGACGTGCGCGCCGAGGATCGACCGGCGGCCGTCGAAAGCGTTATAGATCGCTTCCTTGAGCTGGTTACGACGCTGGTTGTCGAAACCCTCGTTACCGGGCTGCAGGATCGGCGCGCGCTCGATGGCTTCGTCACGCACCTCGTTACCCATCGCAGCACCCATCGCGCGCATCACCGGGGCGGCCATATCAGAGAGCTTGTCCAGCCCTTTGACGATATCGTCGATTCCGGTTACGGCGGCGTTGCGCGTGCTAGCCATTCGAACCACCGAGTTCGCACACGACGTCGGTGTACGTGCGACGCGCCAGGTCGTGGAGAACGCTTACGACGTTCATGCGGTCGCCTTCCGTGGTGCGAACCTGCATCGTGGTGTTGACGGTGCGGTCGTAATTGATGCGGAACGAGTAGCGATTGAGGGGCGTATTGACGCCGCCCGCGCTCGCTGCCGATCGAATCGACCCCATGCCCGTCTCACCCTTGGGTTCCGCCCAGCGCGTGGCGTACAGGCTCCACGGATCGTCGCCCACGGGCTCGTTGGCACCATCGAGCGCGGTGATCGGAACCCACAGCTCGATTTGACGCGTCTTGTAGCCTTGTTGCGGCATGGTCAGCTCCCACAGGGGTACACGTCGCCGCTGGAATCGTCGGCCAGGTCGCCGATCCACAGCTTGGGCTGCAGGATGCGCTGCGCTCCGACCGGAAGCTGCACCGCGTTGTTGCCGCTGACGACGTTGTCTTCCCGGTTGACGTACAGGTGGCCCAGCGTGAGGAACATCGCGGCCTCCACATCCGAATCGATCGGAATGCCGTGGATGCGCTGGCTGATCCGGCCGAGCACTTCAATGTAATGGTCGCGGATCAGGCCGCGGGTTCCCATCGAGTCGGCGTCGCTTCCTACGATTGCCGAAAGCTGCGTCGCGCGGGCGGCGAGTGCGTCCGCACGATCGGTGAGCGCTTCGATGAAATCGTCGGACATCGCCTGCTCCGTGGCGTAGAAGCGGCGATTGCAATAGCCCTCGCAAATCGCTTGCACCTGCGAAAGCATGTTCGTGATGACGTCGTCATCCGGGCCATCGGCCTTGAGATACCTACGAGCGGTGGCAAGATCGAAAGTCATGATGACGACTCCTTACGGTTACGAACTAGCAGCCGGCGGCGTGCTGAGGGCCTGCAGCTTCTCTACGTGCAACTTGAGCATCGCAGCGCGTTGAGCCTTCTCAGCCTCCAGCGCGACGATCGCATCACGGTGCTCGGCGATCTTCTCGTCCTGCTTGGTGGTGTCGGTCAGCCACGCCTGTGCGCGCTCCAACAGCTTCTCGGCTTCGGAGAGTGCTGACGGCTCGGTCTTCTTGAGCCAGTCGCCGGCCTGCTCGACTTCCTCTTTTGCCCACGCGCCGACAGCGCGGAACTCCTGCGCGGGCGTGCGATGCTTCCACAGCGCCAGGCCCATGATGACGATTACGACCGCCATTACGGCGATCACCATGACTGCGAATCCGGACAGTGCTTCCATTTCATTTCTCCAGTGGGTTGAACATCAGCGGGCCGGCGAGACGTCGGGCGACGCGTGGTTCGGTGCGTGGCTTCCCGTCAGGGTGTCGCTCCACCGGAGCACCGTCGCGGTGCTGTACGAGGGATTCTATCGGGTAGACCACCGATCGCCCCCACGCCGCGCCCACGGCGTAATCAGCTTCGCGCTGGCGGCCCGGCTTCTCCAGCGCTGCGACCACACGCGGAAGTTCGTGCGTGGGGATCGAGTAGCACACGCCGTGCAGCAGCGTGGGCATTTGCAACTCGCGTCGGCCTTGCAAGTCGGCGATACGCATCCGCTCGTCCACCAGCGGTTGAAAGTCCGCAGGGCGCGACGTGCCGAGATAGAACGACAGCATGTTGTCCGGATGCAAGTCGGCCCACTCTTTCGCCAGCCTCTCGAAACCGACGACAGGGATCGCATCGTCCTCCATGATGACCACGCGGCTTTGATGCGCGAGCGCCAGGCGCAGAGCCATGAGGTGGCCGCTCCACGCGCTGACGGTATCGATCACGGTCGTGACAACGGGGATGACGCGCTGCAACTGCTCCACGTAGTTGAGACGGCTCGGATGGCTTACGAGAATGACGTTCATGCGAGGGCACCTTTCTTGCGCAGGAATGCGCGAAAACGCGAATCGTTGGAGAAACGATCCTTCTTGTATTTCTGATTGAAGATCATCACCTGGCCCCACGATTCATCATCGCTGGGGACGCGCAGCGTGCGGCTTCCGAGGTGGCGCACGCGTGCGGCTGCAACCACCATCGGCATGACGCCGACTTGGCGACACTGCTCGATGACGACGTCATCGCTACACCAATAGCTCACGCAGTCGTCGAAACCGTTGATGGACTGCCACAGCGTTCGGCGCACCATGAAGCACCAACCTGAGAAATGGTGCCCGTTCTGCCATCCAGCCTCGTTATGGCGGACGTTGCGCTGCGTCGTGTGCGTCGGATCAACCGGCGACACGCAATCGCGATTGGCGGCGAGCAGAGCCTCAAGCCAGCCTCCAGCGAACTGCAAATCGCTGTTCGCGACCATGATCCACGGAGCCTTACCGGCCGTGGCACCACGATTCGCAAATTTGTTGTAGTTGAAATTTCCGGGCGCGTACAAAATTTCGTTTGCACCGTTGTATTTCGTGCCCTCGATTTGCTCCACCACGATGATGTTGACTTGCCCACGTCCCGCGCCGGCAATGCACGTGTCGATCGCGTCTTGGCACATCGCTCGCAGCTCGGTGCTCGCAGCCTTCGAGAGAATTACGACGTCCACGATCGGCGACGTCGCGACTGCGCGGCCCTGCGTTTCCGTCGTGGCACTGTTGGAATCGTAGAAATAGAGCGTTCGCGGGATGCGATGCTGCGTGCGCAGCATGGGACGCAGGCGGGCCGCGTAGTCGCTGTCCTCGCCGCATTGCTTGGACGGGAATCCGCAGGACAGCGCGAGCATCCGTTTCACCGCCGTGATGTGGTTCGGCAGGCGCTCGTAATGCTCTCCGACGTTCGCGTCCCGCTCGTATTTCAGGTCGTAATGGCACGTGCGGGGCGGGGCACCGTTGAGGCTCACGCTACAGTCGAACGTGATGCAGTCGTCGCCCGTGCTCGTGGCCGCCAGCAGCGTGCTGAGGTAGTCGTCGGCGACACGGTCGTCATCGTCCACGAACACCACGTACTCGCCACGGGCCATGCGCAGCATCGCGTTGCGCTTGTCGCCTATCAGCATGCCGCCGCTGCGACCGGTGTCGGTGACGATCAGGATTTCCACGCGCTCGCCCAGCTCAGGGACGAGGCGTTCATGCTGGCCGAATAGGCTTTCTGCGATCTTGGGAGCGAACGTTGCGCGGCGCGTGGACACCGACGGAACAAGAACTGTGAGAGCGACGACGCTCCCCGTAACCGGAACGTACCGGACACCGTCGATCGTTACTTCCATTCTCACCTCACTGGTTACGATTACGAAAGTGTACACCGGAAAAGAAAAAGCCCCGCCAGTTACGACGGGGCTTTCGTTTGCAGCGGCCTCAGCCGCGGGGATCAGGAACCTTCGGAACCCAGCGCACCCTTGACCAGCGCCCACGGACGGCGCACCGCCAGGCCGAGACGTTCTTCCACGCGCATCGTCGCCAGGTTCTTTTCGAAGTCGTCGGCGTTCTCCGTCGAAATGAGCGCCGTGACGCCCTCGCGCTGGTAGATCGTCGCGGCGATCGCGAAATTGCCCATCAGGTAGTTGCCCACCGCCATGGCCGGGGTCTGCACCGTCGGCACGCCCCACAGCGTCACGATCGAACGCTGTTGGTCGGGGTTGCCGAAGATGTAGCCGCCGCCACGATCCGGGTCACGGCGCACGAGTTCCAGGTTCGCGACGTCGATCGGGTTGAGCACCTGGCCGTCGGCCGGCGCGTAGGCGAGCTGCAGGACGAGCTGTGCGATGCGCAGGCGATCGAGCTGGTTGATGACCAGCGAGGTGTCCACGCCCGCGGGCATCGCGAACTGGGTTGCGTTCGCCAGCAGGCCGTTGAAGTGCCCGGCCTGGCCGCCAGCGGTGGTGCTGGTGCCGTTGAGCAGTTCGCTCTCTTCCTTCAGGCCCAGGCCGTAGCGCATCTCGTTCTCGACTTCCGCGACCAGGCGCGGCACGTCGGCGATGGCCTGCAGCGACAGCTTCGCCAGGTGCGCGATCACCTGGACGATCATCGTCGCTTCCGTCCAGCCGTAGTCGCTGTACGGCTTCGAGGCACCTTCCGCGACGATGGCCGCGTTGTTGTTGCGGACGTTCTGCACCGCGTAGCGGATGCTCTCGGTGACGACCGGAACGACCGGCAACAGGTCGCGGATGCGCAGCGGCTGACGCGTCAGGTTGACGATGTCGTCCGTGTACGGGCGCGCGGCGATCGTGGCAGTGGCCGCCATGCCGATCGTGGCCTTGGCGGTCAGGCGCAGCGAGCCGGGGCCTTCGCGATTGGCGATGCGTTGCTGCATGGCCTTGTTCGCGTCCGACTCCATCGACTTCGACAGCTCCATCTTGAGCGTGACGGGGCCGACGGGCGCTTCCTTCATCTTCTTGAGCGCTTCGTCGAGCTGTTGCGCCAGCTCCTTGACCTGCAGGCCCGTCTCGTTGGCCTTGGTCAGCGCCTTGTCGATGTTGTCGGCGTGGGTCTTGTCCAGCGTCTTGACGTCCTCGACCGCCTTCATGGTGATCTTGTGCGCCTCGACGAGTTCCGTCTGCTGCTTGCGCAGCTCGGCGTTCGTGTCGCTCAGCTTCTTGGCGATGTCTTGAACTTCAGCGAGTTCCATGGTGGTGCTCCTTCACTTGGTGAGTTTCAGATTGTTGATGGCTTGACGGAGAATTTCGGCAGCTTCAGCCGCAACATCACGCTGCGGAACCAGCCCCTTGGCCTTCGCGATGAGCGCTTTGGCCTCCTTCACCGAGAACCCCCCGACATCGCGCAAGTGGGCCTCCAGTTCCGACATCATACCGAAAGCCTCGATGGACTTGACGGTGTTGATGCGAGCCTGCGTGTTCGCAGGAAAGGTGACGGGCGAGATTTCGCGCAGCTCGATTTCCTGCAGCTCCGACTTACCCGTCTTGTTGTCGAACAGCTCCTTAACGACGTAGCCGCCGATGCTCATCGAGTCGATGGCGCCGTCGTGCATCAGCAGCAGCACCTCGTCGGCCTTCTGTACTCCCTTCGTGAGCTTGCCCTTGACGTAGAGGCCCGATTTGTCCTCGGACGCCGCGGTGAACACGCCGATCGGCTGCTGACGATCGTGGTTCCACAGCATCTTGAGTTTCTGGTTGTTGTCCTTCAACTTCTTGAGGCCCGCGGTGAACGCGCCCTTAACGATCGTGTCGCCATACGAGTCCTCGTTGCCGAAGGTGCTCGCGTAGCCTTCGAACACGCCGGATTCACCGACGGCCTTTTCCATCACGAAGGTGTAATCGCGCGTGATGCTCTTGCCCACGCGGCTGTCGTCCAGTTGAATCAGTCGGCTCATTTCGGTGCTCCTTGAGGCGTGGTTTTCGGGGCGGGCTTGGCAAATTCGTCACCGCCCGGTCGCGGCGGAAGTCCTTCGGTGGCCCGCGCTTCGTTCGGGCTGAGGACACCGTTCGGAATGCCCGTGTTGTAAGTCTCGAAGCGCTTGGCGATGTCGGTGCGCAGCAGGCTGTCCATGTTGAACTTGACCTTGAGTTGCCCTTGATGGTTACGACCGAGCAGCTTGCGCTTGATTTCGTTCTCCAGCCGGATGGCCTGCGGGAGCACGGTATACGTGACGAGGAATTGGTTGAGCGAGTCGAGCGAGCTGGCCCAGCTCGATGCCTTGTCCGTGTGGCCGATCAGCGGCGGGGGCACGCCCATGAACCGGCAGATTTCTTCGATGCCGAAATAGCGCGACTGCAGCAGTTCGGCCGTCACCGGATCGATGCGAAAGCCCGTGTTCGCCACGGCCTTCATGCCGGGCAGCATCGTGAGCCATTTCGACGTGTTCTGCGGCAACGCCATCTTGGCGAGTTCGATCTTCCACTTGTCCAACTGTGCGTCGTTGAACGCCTGGCGCTCGACCGGCATTTCGAAGAACCCGCCGGCCCGCAGGCCATTCGCGAACGTGCGGCCAGCGCTGCGGTTGGACTCCGTCTGCATCGCCAGGACTTCCACGGCCGCCGCGAGCGTGGGGACACCCCAATATCCGTTGAGCGACATCGAGGGCCAATGCAGCACGTCACCGTAAGGCACTTCCTCGCCGTTGATCTTGAACGTTGGACGGCCTTGCAAGTCGCAGTCGATTTCCCATTTGTCCGTCGCGTAGAAGTCCAACTCGTAAGCCTGCGTGGCGCCAGTCTTGAAGCGCTTGATGTGCGCCAGGCCGTTGCCGTAGACCGCGCGATTCGCAGCCATCGCACCCACGAGACTGTCGCCGGTCTGCCAGGGGTTCGGCGCGTCCATCAGGCCGTATAGGTCGTGCTGCAGTACCGGATTGTTCTGGCGATCGGTCAGCTCCAACGAGAGCGACCCCATGGTTTCGGACAGCAGCCGCACGCAAGCGAAATAGGCCGACAGACGCATCGCGTTGTTGACGCCGACGACGTCGGGCCGCCAGTCGCCGTCGCCGGAAGCGAAAGCGCCATCGCCCGGCATCGCGCCGATGGTCTTCCATCCGCCCTTGATGCGGTTCCACAATCCGCCGAGGATCATCGCCATAATCGTTACCCCATCATCGTGAGCTTGTCTAGGGAATAGCCCCCGGTTCTGCTCGCGGGATTATGGCTCATCAGCTCCGAAGCGTTGAAGTTCGACATGACAGGGTCGATCTTGGCTTTGCCTGAGATTTCCTTGGTAACGAGCATGGCGTTGCCGCGGGGGATCACCTTCGCGTTGCCCACGGCCCAATCGACGATCGGCTGTCCGGCGTGGTAGAAGCGCCCCTCGCCTAGCGCGCGCTCCATCCACAGCATGGCCGAGTAGAGCGACCAGCCCTGGCGCACCTTCACCACGAACTCGGTGTCGTGGGTCGGAATCCCGGCGTCCTCCAGCGCGGTAAGCAGGCTCGCGATGCGGGCCGGGTCGATCCCCACGCCCGCGAGTAGGTCGGTGGCGTGGACACCCTTTACGAGTTCTGCCAACTGCTTGACGTCCTCTCCGATGACCGTGGGAATCGTCAGGTGGCCCTCGCGCTCGAAGTCACGGAGCCGATCGGCAATCTCAGGCCGGCGCTTCAGCACGATTTCGTTGGCCCAGCAGTGTGACCAGCTCACGTAACGATCGGGCTGCGACTCGTGCCCCTTCTTGAGCCGCCCCACGAACGTGAGAGCCAACAAGTCGTCGAGGCCGCCGCCGTCGATGCCCGCGGTAACGACTTCCGATACCTCCTGCAGCTCCTTGAGGGTGCGAACGTAGCTATGCCGGTTCTCTTCCCACAATTGAGCCGCAGGCCACGCGTCAGCGCCTAGATCGAGGCCGATTTGGACGTTTAGGTGCTTCGAATAGACACCTTGGATCGAATCTTCGCCGTCTTGTCCGGCTTTGCTGATCTTTTGCGTCAAGATTTCGACGTCAACCGTGGCTCCCAAATTTGGGTTCACGATGTGCCAATTTTGAGGCAGCGTGTACAGCTTCGCAGGTTTTGCGAGATACGAGTCCGGAAATTCGTAAATGATGGGGAGATACGTCGGATCGTTGGCCGCACCGTCGCGCACCTTGCGTGCGTAGCTCAGTTCCTTCTTGAACACGCCCGCGGGCGGCTCGGACGACTGCGTGGTGGCATAGATCACGAAGCCCTCAGGGCGGCTCATCAGGCCGCCGGTAGCCTCTAGCAGCATGTCCTCGGCCTTCGCCACCTTGCCGAACTCGTGCAGCTCGTCCACGAACACGCCCGTGGCCTTCTTGCCGACGACCGTAGCGCTGTCCGCGGCCACGACCTTGAGCGTGGAGTTCGTCCCGATGTGCGTGACGATCTTCTGCGCCTTCTGAATTTTGAATTTCGCGCTGAGTTCATCGTCGGACTCGATGGCAGCGAGCAGCGGCTTCCACGAATTTTCAGCGACTTCCTTCGTCGGAGACAGGATGATGTATTCCGCCTCCGGCCGCCAGTTCAACAGAATCGCCGTCAGCATGATCCCGGCCGCGAGCGTGGACTTCGCGTTCTTCTTGGGGATCAGCATGAAGAACGTGCGAATCAGCCGGCGCCCTTCGTCCGGGTGTCCTGGCACGTCGCAGTACGCCCCATAAAGTTGCTCCGCGAACTCGCGGAACCACGGACGGCACTGGCCGAACTTGATCCCCGCGTCAACGATGTTGAGTTCGTCGAAGATCGCCATGCCCTTCGCCGCGGCCGTGGGAAACAGCGGCGCGCAAGGCGTCATCGTCTGGTCGTTGACGATGCGTTCCTGCCAGTCGGGGCACGCTGTCGTCCACGTCGGACGCACGAGCTTGAGCGGAGCCTGCTGGCCGATGTCCACGGCCTCACGATCCCGCGGGCGCCGAGCGGCCGGCGTCTTCTTGGGGTTACCGGCGACCTTCTTGGCGGGCACCTTGCGCGCTACCACCTTCGGCGGCGCAGTCTTCTTGACGGCTGCAGCCATCGGTTAGGCCGCCCGACGCAAGTGGCTCGGCGCGTCCATGGTCGGGAACTTCCCGCCTGGCTTCTTGCCGGCCCGTTCCTTCTCTTCCGTCTTGCCGCCCTCCTTACGGGCGTGGCAATACGGCATGGCGTCCTTCGCGCATTGGATGCGGAGGCCGCCTGGCGCATCCGGGTTGTTCATGACGTCTTGCAACAGGTCGAGCGGAGAATCGTAATGATCCTTCAGCTTCCACGGAGCCAGCGACTTGTCCTTGATTCCGATCGGAACCTCGACGCGCGCCGGTTTCTTCTGGCCCGGCCCGCGCTTTGCGGTTACGACGGAGCCGGGTTGCCTCTTGGCTTTGCGCAGCGCCTCGCGGACATCGGCCCGGCTCTCGTTGCGACTCGCCACTACCTTGATACCGGCGCCTTCGGCATAGCCGGCCAGGCGAGCGGCCGCGAGCGGTTCGGCCCCGCCGATTCGGGCCTCGATGTAAGCGGTGACTTTGGAGGTGTTTGGGGTTGCCATAGTGCTTTCGACTCTACAGGATTTTGAAAAGTACACCGCGTAGTGTACTAACGATTACGGTGGGCAATTTTTTGCGAATGGGAGAAGGGGCGGTCTATAGTTTCGATTACGACGCGAACTCTCCAGCGCATGGCGGGGATGGTACGACATTTGCGAGTACCAAATTTCGTCACCTCGTAAGTGACGTTAATTGTCACTGTGACGATTTTGGTCGCACGAAAGTGACAAGGATTGTCACTTCATAACCGTAATCGTAGGAATTTGGGTTGGCATGCTTACTGCATATGAATGAGCACACCGCAGCCCACACGAGACACGCCACATGATCCGCTCTGAATCCGCCGCTAACGCTCTGTTGTCCACGCGCGCCGCTACTGCGCCTGCATCGTGGATGCGTCCCGCTCCGGTGCGTGCTGTGCGCCGCTCCCTGTTCGCCCGTCTGTTCAACGTCTGAGGAAATCACTATGTCGCTCGCAACCATCTTCCGTATCCGCTGCGCCCTCGTGGTGCGCGGTCTGCCCGCTGCCGTGGCTCTCTATCAGCAGGTTCGCCCGCTGGACACGCCTGCAGATTTCATCGCCAACGTGCTGGGCAAGACTGCCCGCGTTCGCTGAATTTCAACCACTTACAGGAAATTTCAAAATGAACCGCACTGCATTTCTCATCGCCTATCGTGCCCGGCTCGTCGCTTTCTACGCGTGGGCATCCGACACCGCCAAACTGGACAAGTTCATGGCAGCGTGCACTCTGACTATCAGCACGGCACGCAATGAATGGAACCACGACGGGGACGCAGTCACGGCAGCGTGGCACGCCATCGGTGGCAAGGGCAAGCCCACGTTGAAGGCGCTTCGCTCGCTGCCTGAGAACGAAAACACGGCACTCTAAAACCGCTTGACCGTCGTAACCGTAACCGTCACAATCTCCCTTGTCCCTATCAACGTTCTCCCACTTCAAGGAATCGAAATCATGGCACACCAAATCGACGAAACCAGCATCGGTCGCGCTTCCTACGCCAGCACGCAACGCGAATGGCACGGGCTCGGCGAAACGATGCAACAGGGCGCCAGCATCGAGGAATGGGCCACGGCCGCCGGCATGTCCTACCGCGTCAAGCGTGCGGCCGTCCGCTACGCAATCAGCCACGCGGAAGACGACCAGCATCCGGACGCGTTCCGCAAGGTTCCCGGACAGGTCGTGCTGTTCCGTGACGACACCAAAGCGGATTTGGGCATCGTGAGCGAAGGCTACAAAATCGTTCAGCCGCGCGACGTGCTGGAGTTCTTCCGCGAGTGGGCGGAAATGGGCGGAATGACGATCGAGTCGGCCGGCGTCCTGTTCGGCGGGCGCCGCTACTTCGCAACCGCGAAACTCGCCGATGGCGTGATGATCGGCACCGGCGACAAGGTCGTCCCCTATGCGCTGTTGTCCACGTCGGCCGACGGTTCGCTCGCGACCGAATGCCGTTGGACGACCGTGCGTACTGTGTGCAACAACACGCTGACGATGGCGCGCAAGGATTCCAAGGCGTCGCATCGCACCACGCACCGCAGCGTTTTCAAGCCTGCTGAAGCCCGCGCCGCCTGCGAAGCCGCTCATGGCGAGTTCGGCGCGTTCGTCGAAACCGCCCGCATGCTGGCAGGCGTCAAGCTGGCGAGCGCTGCAGCGGGCGACCTGACTGCCCGCCTGTTGACGACGGGCGCCCGTGAGGAAAAGGCGGCGCGCGAGTCGGCCGCGTTCGCGAAAATCATGGCGTCATTCTCCGGTGCGGGCAAGGGCGCGAACCTGGACACGGCGCGTGGTACGTCGTGGGGATGGCTGAACGCTGTCACGGACTACGTGGATCACGAGGCGCGTGCCTACTCGGACGAGCATCGCGCAGTAGCCGCGCAGTGGGGACAGGGCGAGAAACTGAAAAACAAGGCGCTCGATTTGCTGTCGGCCTGAGTTGACTGCGAGGGGTGCGAGTCACCCCTCTATTGTCCGTTCACCCCACTGGAGCTGTAACCATGTTGACCGCCGCCCAAATCAATACGCCCATGGATGGTGAAACCATCCGTAGCAAGTGCCAGCGCGCACGCGTAACCTACTCGCCGCGTTTCTCGTGGCAACCACCGGAGCACGTCCACTCGATGCCGTGGGCAGCGTACCGCGACGGGACGGCAGTGCGTTGTTTCTCTACCGTTGGCGCCGCTGTCGAGTGGTTCCGCTCGCAAGGCTTCCGTTTCGACTTCTGAGGATCAATCATGCTCAACCTGTACAAAGTGACGTTCCAATTTCGCACGATGCCCTATCGCTTGCAACCTGTGATCGTTAGCGAGAGCAACCGCATCGCCGCAGTCAAACGGGCGCGTGCGTTCATTGAAACGCAGTACAAAGAACCTGTCCGTTTCGAAACAGTCGACAAGATTTGCCGCACGCCAGACGACGTGCTCGATTGGGCGTGATGTCCACGCGCCGCGCAATCGACCGTCACGCGTGGATTCCATGGGCGTGGGTGCGTGATGACGACCGCATCATGACCACCATGGAACCCCGCCTGTTTTTCATCGCAACAATCCTGCGAAACGCGATCCTGCGCGCCGCACGCAAGGAGAGAACGTAATGCGAATCATCGACCGCGATATCGAGCTGCTTCAAGCCTCGATTGAAAGCTACGAAGCCGGCATGCGCCGCTGCCTCCCCTCTGAGGAACCGACTTACGGTGCATTGATCGTCGCAGCGAATCAAGCCCTGTTCGCGATGGAAAATTACCGCACCGTTATCGATGCGCATCCCATCCGCCCGTTGGAGCGCTGAGACATGGAATGCCCGAAGTGTCACGCCCGCAGCGGGGACGATTGGCGTCAGTGTGGCAACCAATGCCCCATGCCGGGCAGTCCGTTCTACGTGCCGATTCAGTGCTTTGGATGGCCCATGCGTCCCGCAGAGCCTACCCCCGTATTAGCCGCCCCCTATGATCCCGTTCCCCGTGTAGCGTAGCGTTCTCGGCGCGCTGCTTATGGACGTTATGGCAATGCTCGCAGAGCGATTGCCAATTCGTCTCATCCCAAAACAGCGCCATGTCGCCGCGGTGCGGGGTTTTATGGTCAACCAGGGACGCGAGCATGCCGCATCCGTTGCCCTTGAGTTCGCACCACGGATGCAGCGCGAGAAAACTCAGTCTCGCCTTACGCCATCGGGCGTCGTAACCCCTGCTTGCGGCGCTCCCGCGCGGATATCCCTGTGCCATTGCAAAAGCCCCTCGTGTCGTGCATTACAAGCCTCGTAGGCGGCTTGTCGCGCGTTGCTGTTGTTCACCACGTCCTCATTCGTGCGGGACGGAACCAACGCAGGGCTATCGCACGGAAGAAGCAGCGCCGGGGACGGCGCGAGCACGCTCACTATCGGCGGTGCAGGTGTCGTCGAGCAAGCAACCATTGAGAGGCAAAGCAGTGTCAAGCCAAACGCGCATCGCATCGTTGTTCCCCTTCAGGGTCGTAACCCGCTGTCGTACCGTCGTCGCGCGTGCCGTCGCTGCGGCCTGTGAAGCCGTCAATGTGGCGATTGCAGCGCTGTCCGCGGCCTGCCCCCGCTGTAGCGTAGAGAGGTCGGCCTGCAGGGTGTCCACGCGCCCCTGCAGCGCGAGCGCAGCGGCCTTGTCGTCTTTGCGCTGGTCGTACAGCCACGCCGCATACAGCGCGAGGCCGAGGACGAGCACGCCCCCGGCAATCAGCAGGTATCTCTGCAGCGTGGCGAAGATCATCACGCGTCCCCGGCCCGTTGGTGCGCCCCCGTGTGGCGATCGCTCGCACGTCGGCTCATGATGTCCGTCCGGCCAGCGCCCTCCCACCTGTAGGCAACCGCGAGTACGCCCATGCCGATGATCGCCAGCTTGTCCGGCAAGCAGCCGTTGCCCCCGAAAAACGGGGCAATGATGCCGTCGAAAGCGCTCAGGCCGATGAGCGTCCATCCGAACGCACGAGGCCCCCATGTGGCGAACGCGTGCTGTCGCACCTCGATGGATTCCAGTCGCGCGAGCACGACGGACAGGACGATAAACGACATGAACCAATGTGCGATGACGATCATGATGCGGTGGCCTCCACTGTGCGGGTCACGCGTTTGATGACCGCCTGCATCGTCCATTGTGCCGAGCCTCCCACGATGAAAGCTGCTGCAAATTGCAACGGCTCCGTGAAGGAAGCCCAGGACATGACTACCGGTGTAAGGTAGCCCGCAGTTACGGCCGAAGCCGCCATGACCAGCATGCGTCGCAAGACTGCATACCACCAGGGCGTCCCTTCAGCCGGAACCGTGTTCAACAGGACGATGCCGACGAACGCGCCAAATGCACCGGCAATCAGTAGTCCCGGATGCAATCCGAGACTGACGCCGAACAGGCTCAGCACGGGCACAGAGACGGTGGTAGCGGTGATGGTTGCTGCTTCCGTCATGGACGGGCTCCCGTGTAGTTGTGTCGGCAGTTTACAACGCCGCCAGCAGCTTGATCGTGAGCGCCTGGCGTTCCGCGAGCGCGTTCGTGCCCCCGTTGATCGCCTTCGTCACCGCTACCACGTCCGTAACACCGTTGAGGTGACGTGACATCCAGAACCAGCACGCGACGTCGGCCGCGTACTTCGCCACCGCCACGGCCTCAGGCGTGGAAACGAAATCGACACCGCAGCCCTTCGTCGCTGCGACGTAGTTGTCCCGGCCCGTGAGCTGGATCAAGCCGCGACCCCTGTAGACGTAACCGTCACCCTTCGTGCGATTACCGAGCCGCTTGGCGCCCCATTCGCCGCCGTAGAGCGCTTCGCCGATGGCCTGCGGCCCTTGTTGGACGATGTCCACGGCCTGCGCCAGCGTCGTGATCCCGTTGCGTCCATTGAGCACCGCCAGCAGGCGTTCCGGACGGTAGTTCAAGCTCTCCACCACACGCGTGAATCCTGCGGACTCCACGCTGACTTGAGCCAGGAAGCGTGCGAGGTCATCGTGCATCACGATCCCCCACCGTTGCGTCGCTTCGTCGAGAGCGGTCGTGTACGCACCGCAATTTGCTGCTTGAAAAATGTTCATGGTTGCTTTCTCCTTACGATGAGTCTCCAGCCCTTAGGGCCGGTTTCGGTGAATCGATCAACAACGTCTTGCCAAGCCTGTCGTGAACCTCCGTAGTTGCGCATCATGAATGTGATCGTTCGTGTCTGCCACGTCTTGTAGGAACCTTGCTGTTTCCATGTCCACGCCGGCTCTCCGTCGATCATGACTTCGGGCGCATGAGGTCTTCCGAGAGCTTTACGACCCTTACCTTTGCGACTCGGATGGCCCTGACGAAGAACATTGGCTAGCTTGGCGCCGTGCAGCAGGATCAGCATCGATTCGAGGCGCAGTGCGTCAGCCTCAAGATCGAACCAAGCCACGATTTCCACGCCGCGTCCGCATTCAGCGGCAATTTTGATCCACTGTCTGGTTCGACCTTCGATCGACCATGCTCTGTCATCTTGTCCTTTACCGACGTAAAAAATTTCACCATCGGTCAACTTCTTGTGAACGTAAACGTAGTAACGCATTGAAATTCCTCTCAGCTCGCCTCTCAGGTGCCCTCTCAGCTCACTATTTGGAGAGCTTCGATTTAAAACATATCCCTTTCTCTCTTGTCCTCCACTCTCTTCTTTTTTCCTGAGAGGTGAGAGGAGAGAGAATAGGAAATCGGCTAAGTCCTTGATTTATATAGGAAAAAAGATTTCAAAATTCCTCTCAGGTCGCCTCTCAGGTCGCCTCTCAGGTCGCCGCGAACGCCGATCGAGTCAAGATTTCCAAGATTTCATCTTTGGTGAGCGCTTCTTTGACCCAAACACGGTGCGATCGGTTGCTCCACCAAATTTGCACAGAATGTTGACGGTAGCCAAGATCGGTCAACATCCGATTCCATGAACGGGTGTCCGGTTGGTGGCCCAGCGCCACGCTCACACGTTGCATCAGCAGCACCGACGAGAACGCACGCACGTTCACGCCCGTGCATCCGCGCTCGATGCAATCTCGGATCGTCTGCTCCGTGTAGTCTTCCGAAGAACTCACCATCACGTCCCGCTCGGATGTCCACGGCGCGCGGCCCTCCGGATCGAACGATGACAAATCGATGCCCATCAGCCACGATCGCCACGCCCCAGGCTCCCCCCGCATGCTGGCGCCCAGCCTCTTGAAGAACGCAGGGAGGTCATCCGCGTTGCGCAGGCCCTTGACGACAGCAGCCTGCGAAGCGTTCGCCCACGGGGTGAAGATGATTCCCCAGCGGCGATCATCGTTGTCCATGGGCATCGCGTCCTCGTAGTTCGTGAACGCCATGTGGTTCATCGTGTTCGCGTAGGTTTCAACGCTGGCCTTGCCCTTGCGGTTCGGATTGATGCGTCGATCGCCCGTGATCGTCTTCATGGCGTTGTACAGCTTGCGACGCTCCTTGCCTTCGAGCCGGATTTCTTCGATGAGATTCACGCAGGCGCCCATGGCCCAATCGGTGAAGCCGCCCCCGTTGCTGATCGTGGACGGCGACGTGATCTTGACGTTCGCTTCCCCCATCGCTGCGAACAGGAGGTCGCCGATGATCGATTTGCCGTCGCCTCCCACGCCCTTGATAAGCGGCGCCCATCCGATTTTTGAGCCGGGGTGTTGCACGTTGAACGCGATCCATCCCAGCAGGGCCGCGTAGACGTCGCCGCGCTGGTTCACGAGCTGCGCCAGGTGCCGCGTGAACAGCTCGATGCAGGCCGAGCACTCCGCGGAGCCGACCACGGGCGTGGGCATCGTGGAGGCGCGGAACTCGTTGGCGACGGTGCGCCCAGCGTGCTCGAAAATTGGCGGCTGATCCGGCCGGTACTGCAGTTCGTCCACGTTGGTGATGTTCCACACGTCCATGAGTTTTTGGACGGGGTCTTCACGCACGCCGCTGGCCTTCATCGGCATGAACCGGCTGTACGACATGCGCAACCCGGTCTGGTTGAAATGCGCGCCGCTGGACGTGTCATAGAACTCGTCGGACTTGCGCACGTAGACCAGGCTCGCCGCCCACTCCGGGACGTCCACCGACAGCAGCGCGGCCAGGTCACGTGGCGGGCTCAGCAGCGCCTTGATCGTGCTGATTGGCTGCTTGCTGCCCATGGATTCGAGCTTGCGATTGGCAACCTGGGCCAGCGTGTTCGCGTGCACCACCGGAACCGACATCGCGGCCACGCCCGGAAAGATCGTTTCGTACAGCTCACGCAGGGTGCCGGCGGTGTTGATGGCCGCGGTGGTCTGCTCCACGTAGTCGAACCAGTCGGTGGCCGGCTGCTCGCCCAGCGTCACGACAGCAGCGCCGAGAGGCACGCCTGCCAGCGGTGGCGGCGTCGCACGTCCCAGCAGCACGCTCGCGGTGTCCACGCGCACCGGCTCAGCGTAGACCGTGTCGGTGGTTTCGATAACGCCATTGATCGTCAGCTCGCGCAGGTACGTCGAGTGGCTGTCCCACTTCTCGACGCGATGGGCCGCGAGCGGGCTGCGACGCATCAGGCGTTCCATACGTTCGCCATCACACCCCGTCCAGAACGCCAGGTGCGCAGCGAGCGCGTAATCGGTTTCGTTGTTGTGGGCGCAGCGACCGTTCCACAGGTCGATGAGCGGCACCGCACCACGCAGGCGGCCCAGCGTGCTGCCGGTCGCGCCCAGCATGCGCAGGATCAGCGCGTCATCGTCAGTCGGGCCACGCCACTCCGGACGCGGGCCTGCAGTCACCGCGTGAAGCGTGGCGGCCGACGTGCGGGGCTTGAAGAACTTCTCGAGCAGGCGCACCAGCGGCGCGGTGGCGTCCACGTCCCACGAGCCAGCGTGGACATCGGAGAGCACGCAGCCCCGGCCCGACGTGTAGAGCGCGTGCGGTGACGGTTCGTTGAGCGGTCGTTGGATCGTGTGCGCTGGCAGCTCGCCCGTGTACCGGCCGATCACGTGCGCACCGCGGCCGGACGTGCTGGCCTCGAAGTAGCAGCCGGCTTCGACCAGCTCTTTGCAGAACTCCGTGGCGCTGGCGGTGAGCTGCTGGCCCTGCACCGCGTCCTCGTCCATGTCGAGGAAGAACATGCCTGGCGTGATCCACAGGCCGAGCCGATACGGCTGCACGGGGTTGTCGGCGTTGAGTGCGTTGATGGTTCCGATGACGGCGTTGACGTCGCTGCTGGTTTCGATGCCTCCCCCGGTCATGAGAGGCTGTCCCTGCAGCCCCACCGGCTTCTTTTTGAACTTCTGTTTTGCGTCGTCCCACTCATACAAGTGGTAAATCATGAACTGATTGGCGGTCATAACGATAACGGGCGCACGAGGCGCCCGCAGTGGGTAATGGTTACGAGAAATTCAGCCGAGCCACATCACCATGTCGGCCATGTCCAGCGGTCTGCCGTTCAACTCCCATCGCTGGCCTGACCACCAGCAGCGATGATGCACGAACGGGGCGCAACTGAAAAAGCACGGATAGTATCCCTGACGGTGCGGGGTTACGGTGACGTCGTGGTGGCTCATTGCGACAGGTGAATGAGCCAGTAGACGGGCCACATCAGCCCGCACACCAGCGCGCTGAGCACGCGCACGAGCAGGCTGTAGTCGGACATCAGCAGGGTGTCCACGCGCACGGCAGTGAGGCAACTCATGATGGTGTACAGGTACGTGAGGATGCGGGCACCGTAGCTCATGGCAGGGGCAGCACGCGAGGGAGCTGCGGAGGCGGCAGGACACGCGGGAGCTGGGGCGGTGGCAGCACGCGAGGCAGCGGCGGCAACACCAGCTCAGGGCGGCGCGTCGCGAGCGCGTGGGCACGGTCGCGAGCACGCTGGCGGGCCTCGGCCACGTCCACCGGCCAAACGGTGATGAACGGGCCGTTCTCCAGCATCTTCCCCACGCGCTGCACGAGGGCGAGCGTCGGTTTGTACTCACCCGACTGGATCACAGTCTGGATGATTTCCTGCGCGAACGCTTCGTAATCGGTGGCGAAGATCATGGCGCTCACTTACCGTTGGTGGCCTTGAGGATCGGAACCATCAGCCGGCCGAACGCGGTCAACTGGCTGTCCAGGCCGGTGTAGGTGCTGCAGTAGTTCGTCATGCCGAACCAGCCCACGTCCACCGTCTTGCATCCGGCGAGGTTGTTGTCGTTGTACCCCCACACGAGCCACCCCGCCAGGCCAGCCTGCTTGATGTCGGCGAGCAGTCGCAGCGTCGGAACCAGCGTTGCGGAAGCGCCGATCGTGTGCACCACGCCGTCGTCGGTGGTGTAGGGCGCGGGGCCGAACTCACCCACGAGGATCGGCAGGCCGGACGCGGACATCGCGGTCATGCGGGCCTTGTAGTCGCCCTGGCTCGCGCTCGTGGCCGGGTAGTGGAACGTCCCGTAAATGTGGATGTCGAACAGCAGATTGTGTTGCGGGTCGGCGGCGAGCACGGCCGGGCCGTCACGCACGATCGTCTCGGCGTCCTGGCCGCAGTACGGGGCGTCGATCACCAGCAGGCCGTTGTAGCCGGCGCTGCGCATGCGGCTCACCGCGGTGATGTAGTTGTCGCGCCAGGTGTAGTTCGGAACCGTAACCGCGGTGCGTCCGCTGCCGGTGGTCGTCAGGCCCAGCGGCCCCCACTCGTTGGCGATGTTGATGGCGCCAACACCGTTGTACTTCGTCCACGTGGCGAGCTGCGCGATCCAGTTGTCCACGTTCGATTGCAGCGAGGCCGTGTCCGTCTTGCACGTCGTCGAGAGGTTCGCGATGATCGGGAACAGGCCGGCGGCCACGTAGGGATCGACCACCTTCCAGTTCACGGCCTGGCTCTGCGTGAACACGACGGACAGGCGCACGGAGTTCGCGCCGGTCAGCGGGATTCCCACGGCCGCGGGAGCCTGATCCCAGTGGTTGTTATTCACGCCAGCGGGATAGAACAGCTTGCCGTCGGGCTTGTAGAGGTTGCGACCGCTGGTGAACCACGAGCCGGCGGGGACGCTGGCGGGATGCGCCGCGGTCGGCGCCGCGATGGGGACTTGCATGTCGAGCGTGACGGCGGCCGGGTCGGTGGCGACCGCCATGCCCAGCGCGGAGAACAGCGCGAGCGACAGCGCGAGGACGAAACGTTTCATGGTGGTAGTGCTCCTTAGGGTTACGAGTGATCGGCGCAGAACAGGCCCGCGCCAGTGAACAGCTTGCCACAGACACCGCAAGCGGCCGTCTCGCCGGGTTCCGGTTCGTCCGTGATCGGCTTCAGCAGCGGGCTGTCCGGCGCGAGCGTGGACACGATGGCGACCTGCGTCGGATCGGTGGTGTCGATACCCACGGGCGCCAGGCCAGCGGGCTCGACGTCGGCCAGCGTGGGCGCCGGCTTGCCGATGCACACCGGATCACCGCAGTGGCTCACGCACGGCGCGCCGCGATTGGTGAACTTGCAGGACGTCGGAGCACGCACGAGCGTGGGCTTCCACGAGTCCGCCAACTTCTTGAGCGCGGCGAAGGCATCACCCTGTAGACGGCTCATGTCCTCTTGGAACTTGGACAGCTTGAAGCAGCACGAGCCGAGCAGCGTGCCGGCCACGGCTGCGACGAACGCATCGTCACCCTCGGGAATCGGCACGCTGCAGAGATTGCACATGCGACGCACGCGGTTCGCGAGGAACGTGTTGTCGGCCTTCGCTTCCTTGACTTCTGCGAGCACGCGCTGTGCTTCCTCCAGCGTGGCGCGCGCCTCGTCCTTCTCGTTGCGCATCGCAGCGATCGGGCCGGTGCCCTGGCCGGCACTGACGATCACGACGTGGTCAGGGCTGACGTGGACACCATGCACGAGGAACGACATGCCCACGCGCTCAGCTTCGTTGGTTGCCGCTGCGTGCTCGTCGAGCGTGCTCGGGTTGCTCTGCTCTTGAAGCATCAGCTTCATGACGCGATCCTTACCGCGCTGGTAGGCTTGATCGGCGACTTCGGAGCAGAGACGTTGCAGGTCTTCGATCACGCCGACAACCGGGTCGAGCAGGCGATGCCCGAAACATCGTTGGATCAGCTGGTCATGAGTGAGTGGGGCACTCATGATCGCTCAGCCTGCGACAGCAGCCACGGACGCCTCGAAGGGCGTGGGCAGGGCCTTGAACTTCTCGGCGGCCTTCTTGGGCGCGGCAGCGGCCTTCTTGGGCTTGAGCAGCGCCGCGACCTTCTTGGCGGGCGCCGGCTTCTTGGCCGCGACCGGAGCGGCCTTCTTGACCGGCGGCGCAGTCTTCTTCGCGGGAGCGGCCTTCTTGGTGCCCAGCGCCGGCAGCGTGGCGCCGGACTTCTTGGCGGCCTTGACGATCGCGTCGGTGAACGCCTTGCGCGAACCGAAGATGTTGAACAGCATCGGGCCGCTCACGCCTTGTTTCGCAGCGACGGACGCCACCGACACATTGGCGGCGCCGACCTTCTTGGCGAACTGGACACCGATGGCGATCGCGGCATTGCGACGTTCATCGTAGGACATGGTCTTCTTGGACATTTGAAATCACCTCTTGAGAACTGCGAGCGGGAGCGCTACGCGTGGTTGGAAAGAACCGGGGCCGCTAACGAAAGCGGCGTCGCCCCCGTTCGAGTTGACGAAGTCCCGCCATGCGCTCTGTGCTTGTTCGTGCGCGTCGTTGGGTGACGGTTGCCACCCCTCGGCCTTGCACTCACGGGACACGAACTGAGCGATTTCGGAACCGACATCGGAACCGATAATAACGCGTCGTCGAAACCCGATCAAGTCGGCGCTTTTGATGATGGCGTTTTGTTGTTTCGATTCATTGGCAAGACCGTAACGAATCCAGCGCCCCGCGGTAGCCCGCGCGCCCATGGCCGGTTTGCCGCAGTGCACGCAAATGACGCTGCGCGGGTCTTGGAACGCGCCGACGTTGTTACGAGTCAGCCAGTAGCCCGCCTGCGCGGCCTCGACCCGCACGAGCGACTGCACGCGGGCCTCGGAGCTGAGCTTGTCGGAGTCCACGGGCGCAGGTGCGGCATCGTAGGACGCCAGGACGTGGGACAGCGCGACGAGCGCGGAGCTTCCGACGTGGTGTTCGTGCGCCCAGCGCTTCAGCAGCTCGGCGAGTGACGACGGCGTGGACATCACAGCTCGGACTCCCCGCTCGGTTCCGCTGCACTGCTGGCGGCGACCGTAGGAGTGGCAAGCTGGGCGGCGCGGAGGATGCACTGTGCGAACCAACGAAGGTCGCCGCTGTGCACTTCCTGAAATCCAGTTCCGTCGTAGCCGATGGCTTCATGCGCCACCTTTGCGATCTGTTCGGACGACAGCGCCACCGGCTCCACCGCCACTGCTACCGGAGCGGGAGCAGGGGTGACGCAGTTGTCAGCGCTCCAGGTCGCCACGCCGCGAACGCACTGCATGACACCATGCGCTTCGCGTACCTTGCCTGCGATGAACATCGAATAGCTGTAGTCGTCAGGGTAGTGATCGCGGGGCATGTTGTATGCCTCGAAGATCAATCGGGCAGCTTTGGCGATCTGCTGTTCGCGATTGACACTCATAGCTCATCCTCCAAATCGCCAATGCTGTCATCGTAAGCAGCCAGGTCGAAACCGTCTTGCCACGACACGAACTGCGCGGAATCGACCGGGTACGGGTTGTTCTCAGGGACTTGGGAACCGTGATGCACGGTCTTGCGGTGCTTCGCGTAGTACCGATAGCCTTCGCGCTCTTTGTCAAGGTCAGTCATTTCGGATACACGCGCTGGCGTGCCTCGTTGAAGATTTCAATGTGAGACGGGTAGATGGCGATGAACAGCCGCGATCCGTCCTCCAGCATGACGCGATACCCACGGCCCGACGGCGCGTGAGTCCATGGGCGGACGTTCATTCCCACACCCCGCGCAGCACGACGTCGCGGCAGTACGCGAGGTCAGAGCCACCGTAATCGAACCACTGCCAGAACGATCGGCTCTGTTTGGCGTCCATGTGAAAGCGCATCGAGAACTTATAGTCGCCGTCCTGCCAAAGCGATGGCGCATTGCCGCAAGCCGCCGCGTCGCTCGCCTGGCTCGAAGCGCATGCGGGAGACAGCTTTTCGAGCGGCCACGTCGGGAACGTTCCGCTGTTGAGCGCCAGCTTCAGCATCATTCGGTCGAACGAGTCCTGTTCGGGCCACGGTGTCACGGGCATGTTCACATCCTTCGCGGCCCCAGGGCCAGTTACGGTATTGACAGGTGCAGCCGCCAGCGTCAGCGACTCGGAGCATGCTTCACCGCGCGGGTTACGAAGTCGTCGATCTTGTCGGCGCTCACCACCAGCGTGTTTCGCTCGCCCTTGATGTCGGCCTCGCGGTACAGGAAGAACCGGCCGGACTTCTCGAAGCAGAACAGCCCGGAGCCTTTGAGGCTCTTGCGCAGGCCCTGCAGCTTGTTGTGTTCGTCGAGGGTCATGATGTCAGGGCCTCCATGTGCTCGCGCGCCACTTCCAACTCGTCCAGCGCTTTGGCGTGCTCGCGCGATCCTTCCGGGTGATGGATCACGGCGTCACGTGCCAGCAGGTAGCGCTCCAGCGCTTCCGTGAACGTGAGATAGCAGTCGCTGCGCTTCATCACAGCCCCTTGCACAGCTTGTAGGCTTTGCGCACGCAGGCCGGGCAAAGGTACGCCGTGTAGCTCTCGTAATGGGGTTCTTCGCCGACTTGAATGACAGCAGCCCCTTTCGCGCCGCAGTCGTCGCAATCGTTCAAATCCGTCCATGACGTGTTGCCGATGATCGCGGCGACGTCCTCCGCAGTGGCGGTCAGCGGATCGAGGGCGTCCAGGGCCGCAGAAATTGCGAGCTTGTCCGCACCCCATCTCGAACCCGGATAGGCGTCCTTCCAGCGAGCGGCAACGGTTTTGATTCTTTCAGCAGTGGTTACGAGTTTCATCATGCTTTCACCTCGACACGGATGGGATGGAACGAGTTGCCGAGTTGCGTGACGTACACCGGCTTGCCTTCGTTGAGGCGGCGCAGCTCGTCGGGCGTCGGCTCGAATGCGACCGTGATTTCCTGATAGCCATTCACGATTTCACGGCGCGCGTGGACATCGAGGATGTTGTGCTCGGGGTCGCCAATGAGGCGCAGGTTCGCGTTTTCGATGGCTTGGAACAGCATGGTTACGACCCCACGTTGTAACGCGAGGGCACGACCGACAGTTCCAGCGCCTTGCGCTCCGGTGCCTTGACGCGGCCACGCGCGAACGCCTTGTATTCCCACGCCAGCAGCTCGAAGCGGTCGCTGAAGTCACACCGGCCGCTCAGCTTGTTGAGCCACGAGTGAACCTCCATCTTGCAGTTCGTCGCGTCGTCCGTGATGACCGCGATGGCGTGGGCAACCAGGGCCGCGTCCATCACCCGCAGGTCGGTCAAGTCCATCGGGAATCGGGCGCCGTTGTACAGGCTCAGGAGGACGCCAGCGCAGGCACGCGCGCCGCTGGTGCCGGGGTGTTGCTGCGTGTGGTTCCACAGCGTGATGAGCGATCGGGTGTTCATGGTGATGTCACTCCGTAATGACGATGTTGGATTCCGGGTCGAGCTGGATCACCACGTGTGCCACGCCGCGCAGGCGCTCGCCATCCACGTTGATCGCGAGCGGGCCGATGACGCTCAGGTTACGAGCAGCCAGGTAGGCCAGGATGGCGCCGACGAGTTCATCGCCGGTCAGCGTGATGTCCATCGCAGGACGCAAGGGAGGCGGCAGAGTGCGCGTGGCGATCTTCATGGTGCTGTTACTCCGGATCGCGAAGGGTCAACAGCTCGATGGTCGCGTCGGCGAGATTGTTGTCGTTCTCGCTCTGCAGGTAATGCGACCAGCCACCCTCCTTGAAAGCTTGCACGATCACCACGCGCTTACCGACAGTCCAGCCCTCCAACGCCGATCCGTTCGGGCCACCGACGCGCCACAGGCACGTAGCCTTGGCTTCCGTCATGATCTTGGTGATGACTCCGAATGCGTTGCACATCGCATCATTGATCTTCAAGTGCGTCATAACCGTAACTCCTTCGCTGAAGCCCTCAACACGGGGCCAGTGGTTGCACTATAACCCCGTCGTAACCGTAACCGTAATAAGCCCTATACTTTAGTCAGGCTCTTTTCGATCTTCTCGACCAGCGCTTCCGTCGCGGCGCCGAGCAGCAGCCGGGCCTGCACGATGTCGTAACCGTAATTGAGGAAGAACCGACGAGCGTTCTCGCGCTCCGTGTACTTCGGCGGCATCACCAGCGGCATGAGCATCGCCAGGCGCTGTTGCGCAAGCAGCTTCTTGTTATGGTCGGCCTGCATGCCGCGGGCCTGCCCCTGATCGCGGATGTTCGTCGGGAAATGCAGGATGCGATTCGGCTCCAGGGCCAGCGCTTCCGCCACGGTGCCCACGCCGAACAGCTTGCGCAGCATGTCCTCGGTATACAGGATGATGTCTCCGTCTACCTGTTCCGGCAGGCTCGTGAGTGGCGGCGGAGGCACGTTGAAACCGCAGTACGGGCAGTGCGTGTGATAGCGCTCGAAGGGCTGCAGGCAATTCGGGTTGAGACACACCCGCAGCGCCAGCGCGCCGCTGGGTTCACCGCCACGCACACGAGCGTCGAGCGAGAACTCACGCGGCATCGTGGGCGGCCCGCCGAAGTGCAGCATGTTGCCGACGTGGTCGTGGATCGACGCGATGGGCTTCACGCTGGCCGCGATGATCGCCAGGCGTTGAGCGACGGTGTACGTCTCCCACAGCTCGATATCCGCACGCGAGACACCCAGGCGCAGGCCACGTCCGAACTGCTGCGCGAACAGGGCGTAACTCGCGGTGGGCCGCGCCATCATTACGACTTCGATGGCCGGCAAGTCGAAACCCTCGCCGAACAAGTCCACGTTCACGAGGACGAGGGTCTGTCGCGCACGGTAGCGCTTCAGCTTCTTGGTACGCGATCCTTGGTCTTCCTCGCCCGTGATGAGTTCGCACGGGACGCCCTTGTCGTTGAACTCTTTCGTGAGCGCAATCGCGTGCTCGATGTCCACCGCGAACGCGATGCCGAGCTGTCCCGGCGTGAACTTCTTGTAGGTGTCAACGACGTTGCCGAGAATCTTTTTCGACTGGTGGACGGCCTTGCGCAACTGCGTGAGGTTGTACTCACCGTTCGCACCGATATCGACTTTCGACAAGTCCAGGTCGGCCGGAAGCGGCGCCCTGATTTGGAAGTTCGTCAGGTAGCCATTGTCGATCAACCATCGCATGGACGGCCCCGGCACGATCAAGTCCGCGATGCCGTGGGCATCAACACCCAAGCCCTTGCCGTCCGCTCGCTCAGGCGTGGCAGTGGGCAGCAGCCACCGCATCGCGGGGTTCGTGAACCGTAAACATTCTTTACCCCACTTGTTCGAAGCGAGGACGTGATGGGCCTCGTCCGTGAACCCCATGGTGCACTGAGCGATCCACGGTGCGAGCGCTGCGGAGCGTCCGGGCAGGGTATCGACGCTGCAGACTTTGAAGCGTGCGCCTGGCACATAGAATGACCGCCCCAGGTCTTCCATGTGCTCAGCCACGATCGTGCGAACGACTTCCTTCTGCGCAATGATGTCGTGCGGAACACCCAGCTCAGCGAGCGCCATCGAAAGTTGCCCGACGAGCACGCTGCGATGCGCGATGGCGACACCGTAACCGCCTGCGTCCACGTGACGTTTCGCGAAAAACCCCATGATCCGCGTCTTTCCGGCACCTGTCGGAAGCTGCGGAATGATGTTCTTGTAGCCTGATCCCCACGCCGCATCGATCGCGGTAACGGTTTCGGTTTGATAGTGTCGAAGCATGTTGACAATGGTTATGGTTACGGTGCTATTATGCACCCGTGCAATGACGCACCACAACCCACTTCAAGAGATAGAAACCATGTCCAAGCCGATGACGAACCTGCAATACCTCCTGTACTCCTTCGCTGCCGCGCTCATGAAGGCCGGCGAGTCGCTGAAGGACAGCGCCGAGAACGTGCCCGCTGGCGTGGGCAACGGTGCCCCCGATGACGACGGCGACGAAGGCACCACCGACACCACGACCACCGGCGCGACCACCGCGACGCCGCCCGAATTCGATTCCGCCGGCCTGCCGTGGGACGAGCGCATCCACTCGGGCGCGAAGTCGATCAAGGGCGACGGCAAGTGGACGAAGCGCAAGAACACGCCGCCGACCGTCGTCGCCACCGTCGAGGCGGAACTCCGCGCCAAGATGGGCACGCCCGGCGCCGCGGCTCCCGGCGTCGCGCTCGGCCTGCCCGCGGCCACGCTGACCCCGCCGGCCCTGACGCCGCCCGCCGCGCTGGCGCCCCCGACGCTGACGCCGCCGACGAAGTATCAACAGCTCCTGGCCTACCTGGCGGCCAACACCGGCCCCGGCAAGCGCGCCGACGAAACGTGGGTGACGTCCTCCCTGGCCGCCGGCAACACCTCGCTCGAGGCGCTGAAGACCGCTGACGACGCCACGGTGCAAGGCTGGCTCACGTCGTTCCAGGCCGCTCTGACCCCGGCGGCCTGAGCATGTCCTCGCGTGTCATTTATCTACGGCCGTCGGCGGCCTCGACGTGGAAGCGATGCGCGGGTTACGCCGCCATCATGTCTACCGTCAAGGCGCTCCCCGACACCGCGGATAACGAGGTGCGCGAGGACGGCACGGCCACGCACTGGCTCGCAGCCACGCTATGGGACTTGCGGCGCGTGGGAGGTTATGAAATCTCCCCGCCCGTTGTCGGCTCGCTGTCGCCGAACAACCGCGAGCTAACGGAAGACCTGTTCCGTGGCGCTGAGGAATACCTCGACGTCATCAGCTCGTGGGGCTATCCCGCGTTCACGAAGATTGAGTCGCCCTTGCCAACAGCGGCCATCTTTCCTGGCACGCAGAATGGCACGCCCGACGCCTATCGCGTTGTTCCTCACGATGATGTCGGCTACCTCGCCGACCTCAAGATGGGGTTTCGATTGGTCGAAGTGTGGCGGCTCGATCAACTCGTGGTCTACGGTTGGACGCTGTTCATGCTGTTCCCTCACCTGAGAGAACTCGTGTGCACCATCGTTCAACCGCGTGCTGCGCACCGCGACGGAACCGTGCGTACCTGGCGTGTCTCGCGTGAGGAAATGCGACCGCTGGCCGAAGAACTGCAGCAGGCGGCGCTCAATGCCCACGCGCCCGATCCGCTGTGCACCGTCAACCCGTCCTGTCGTAACTGCGGGGCGGCGCATGCGTGCACCACGCTGCAGGCTGCGGCCGGCGCGGGCGTGGACACGGCCTACGGCAGCACGCCGCACGAGCTGACGGAATTGGAACTCGCTTACGAGCTGCTGCAACTGCAGCTCGCCGCGGAGCGCATTGAGCACCGCGTCACCGGCCTTTCCGCGCAAGCCGAGTCGTTGATCCGTCGCGGCCGTCGTGTACCTGGCTTCGCTCTGGAGCGCAAGGCCACGCGGTTCCGGTGGCCGGAAGAACGCCGCGCCGAAGTCGAACAAATGGGCCGCCTGTTGAACGTGGAGGTAACCGAAACCAAGCTGAAGTCTCCTGCAAAACTGCGCAACGTCGTACCGGGCATCGACCTCGAAGCCATGTACGCGGAACAACCCACGGGCGAGCTGACCCTCAAGGCAGTTGACCCTCTCCAGGCTCTACGAGCCTTCACACATCGAAAGTGACAATCATGGAACTCCAAACCCCCGCCGGCCGCATCGTGCAAGGCAAGATCGAAATGCAGCAGCGCAAGGATTCGCTGACGAAACAACTGCAGTGGAAGGACGCCGCCAAGACCGTTCCGGACATGGGCATGTTCTTCTCGCTCGCGTTCCCCAAGACGCTCCCCGACGGCTCGACGAACGCCGAGTTCAATGCGTTCTACATGCAGCTCGTTCAAGTCGCCGCCACGTCGTGGCCGCAGTTCTTCCCGAACGGTGCGCAGCCGGTCATCGGCGGCGGCTGCACGAATCCCAAGTTCTCGTGGAAGTATCAGGACGGCGACGGCGTGGACACCAACGGCCAATCGGTCGCGGGCAAGGCCGGTTTCAAGGGCCATCACATCATCAAGTTCGACACGAACTTCCCGGTGAGCGTGTACCACCTCAACCAGTACCGGCCCGACCAGGAAATCGGCATCGGCCCGAACGCGCCGAAAGTCACGGACGTGGTCAAGCGCGGTTTCTGGATCGTGGTTGCGCTCGAAGTGAAGTCGAACATGGCCGACCTGTCCAAGCAGCAGGTTCCGGGCATCAGCCTCTACCCGAAGCTCATCACGTTCCTCGGCGGCCGTGCAGAAGACGAGATCAAGTCCGGCCCGGACGCGCAAGCCACGTTCGGCAACCTGAAGGTGGGCTACATGCCGCAGGGCCTGAGCGCGATCCCCGGTGCTCCGGTGGGCACGGCTGCACCTGGCGGCCTCGCGCTGCCCGGCGCGCCGACGCCGCTGGCTGCTCCGGGCCTGGCTCTCGGTGCTCCCGCTGCTCCGGGCCTGGCTCTCGGTGCTCCCGCTGCTCCGGGCCTGGCTCTGCCCACGCCTCCCGCGCTGACGATCCCCACGCCGCCCGTGGCTCCGGTGTACGTGGTGGCGCCGGCCTACGCGCAGCAGGGTCACACCCTGCAGTCCATCACCGCCCAAATGTCGGCGGAAGCTGCGGCGGCCGCGGGCTACCTCGTGCTGCAGGCGGCTGCTCCGGTCGCTCCTGCGCCGCTGGCACCGCCCGTGCTGACGCCTCCGGTGAAGACCTACAAGCTCGCTCCGCACCTGGCGGCGCAGGGCCTGACGTTCGAAGGCGTCAAGGCCCAGGGCTGGACGGAGGAAGCGGGCCTCGCCGCCGGCCACTACGTCCTCGGCTAAGCTGAGGGGTCAAGTTGCAAGTTCGGCCGGCGTGGGCAACTGCGCCGGCCTTTTTCGTAAGGCAAGCATGACTCTCATACGCCGCCCGGAAGCCGCACTCGACATCGAGTGCTTTTCGAATTGGTTCCTGATCGGGTTCACGGACGCGACGACCGGAACCGAGTGGGACTTTCAGTTGTTCCCGTGGACGACGCTGGACGTTCCTGCGATCGAAACTCTGTTGCGCCACTTCACGGTCGTGACGTTCAACGGCGTCAACTACGACGTCCCTATGCTCATGCTGGCGCTGGCCGGCGCCGACTGCGCGATGCTCAAGGAGGCCAATGACGCCATGATCGTGCACGGCGTGAAGTGGTGGGACATCCTCAAGCGCAACGGCCTGCGCATCCCCGATTGGATCGACCATATCGACGTGATGGAACCCACGCCAGGCGTGCGCGTCACGCTGAAGCAGTACGCATGTCGGATGCACTCCGAACTCGTGCAGGACAGCCCCGTCGATTTCAAGTTGCCGATCGATTACACGCACGTGCCGCAGGAAATCAGCTACTGCCGCAACGACCGCAAGGTGACGTTGGAGCTGCGCAAGGCGATCGCCAGTCGCATCAAGCTGCGCGAGGCGCTCAGCGCTCGTTACGGTGTCGATCTTCGCTCCAAGAGCGATGCGCAAATGGCGGAAGCCATGGTCAAAGTCGAGTGGTCGAGGCGGCTCCGCGCCCAGCTAGACAACCTCGTTCCCAGCGTGCGCGATTACGACGTGGGCTGGGACGGCTCGTTGAAACCTTGGATTCCGCACATTCCCCACGGCACCAAGTTCAAGGCGATCATTCCGGAGTACGTCGCGTTCGAAACCCCGTACATGCAGAGCGTCCTGCAGCTCGTCCGCGACTGCGACTTCGTCATCACGAACAAGGACGAAGCGGAGAAAGACGCCGACGGAGAGGACGTCCTCGGCCCTGACGGCAAGAAGCTGCGCACAGGCGTGGTGATGCCCAAGGAACTGAAGGGACTCAACATCCACATGGGCGGCTCCGTGTTCCGCATGGGGATCGGCGGCCTCCACAGCCAGGAGAAAAAGCAGGTTGCGCGCAGCGTGCCAGGCTCCGGAACGATGTGGACGGCCGACGTCGCCGCGTACTACCCGTCCCTGATCGTCAATAGCGGGCTCTACCCGTCGCAGCTCGGCCCGTTGTTCCAAGAAATTTACAGCGAATTCAAGTACGAACGCGATCACGCGAAGCTCAAGCTCGAAACGCTGATCGTCGGCTCTCCCTTGTGGGAGGAAATAACGACGGTTACGGGCGGCTTCAAGATCGTGAACAACGGGACGTTTGGCAAGCTGTTCTCGCGCTTCTCGATTTTCTACAGCCCGCAAATGGGAATCAGCGTGACGCTCGGCGGACAGCTCTCGCTGTTGATGCTGATCGAACGCCTGACGCTGGCCGGTATCCGCGTGATGAGCGCCAACACCGACGGCATCGAAATGCACGTGCCATGGGGCAGCGAAGTCACCGCTAAGGCGATCCTGAAGTGGTGGGAGAAGACGTGCAATCTCACGCTCGAAGTTCATCCGTATCAAGCGCTCGTCAGCCGCGACGTCAACAACTACGTGTCGCTGCAGTTCGACGGCTCCGTCAAGCGTAAGGGCGTGTTCGGCCGCAGCGGCGTCATCAGCCCGGACGCCACGGCAGGCAAGCATCCCGACTTGGATATCTGCGCTGAGGCCGTCATCGCCAAGCTGTCCAAGGGCACGCCGATCGCTCAGACGGTGCGCTCGTGCGCGGACATCCGCAAGTTCATCCGTGTGCGTGGAGCAAAGGGCGGCGCACGCATGGCAACCGACTTGCCGGACATGAATTACGGCCGCGCGGTGCGGTGGTACTACTCGACGAACGCAGTAGGCGACTACATCGTGGATTGCAAGGAGGGTCACAAGGTTGCGGGTTCCGACGGCGCTCGTCTGTGCCTACGGATGCCCACGCAGCTCCCGCCCGATGTCGATTACGAGTTCTACGAAGCGCACGCCGAGAAAATGCTGCTTGACATGGGTATCGGCGGGTAGTTACGATTACGGTTCACAACTTGGAGTTACGACATGAAGTTCTACATTGCCGCGCGTTACGGACGACGTGATGACGCGAAGAAGCTGGCCGCGCTGCTGATCGAATTGGGGCACGAGGTCACGTCTCGCTGGATCACGAGCGAAGAACACATCAACGGCACCAAGGCGGAATGTGCCCTCGTGGATTTCCGTGATGTCATGATGTGCGAAACGCTCGTGTCGATCCAGGAAGAACCGCGCGGCGCTGCTGGCGGTCGTGGCGGTCGTCACATCGAGTTCGGCATGGCCCTTGCCACCAGCAAAAAGGTCATCGCCGTGGGGCCGCGTGAAACCATCTTCCACGAGCTGGAACAGGTCGTCCATTACGATAACCTCGACCAATTCCTGCAAGCCGAACTCGGCGTGGCGTACTGACAACCTCTCGCAACCGTAAGGACTCACCATCATGAGCATCACAGACACCAACACCGGCAAGCCCGACAACGGCCTGCCCTCCGACATTCTCACTTTCACCGGAATGCAGAACGAGGCCGCGCGCCTCGGCAACGTCGGCGACGCGTGGGCCGCGGAGAAACTGACGATCGACCACATGGCAACCGCCATCATCAGCATCATGGTCGCGGCCAGCATCAAGGGCGTGAACCTCGAATCGCTGGTGCTCGCAGAGCTGTCGCAACGACGCGCGGCGGTGAAGTCGTGAGCGCGGCCGAACTGTCCAGCGCTGACCGCGCGTGGCTCATCACGAACGTCATCACCGCGGTGCTCGATTACCACGCGCTCAACTTCATGGGCAACGACATCGCCCGTAGCGATTCGTCGATGGCCGCAGGCATGATCGACTCGCTCCGCGGCAAGAAGGTGCTCAAGATCGCCGACAGCATCCAAGCAGCGATCGACGGCGAGGCCCTGTCGTGAGCGGCGACGAGGACGAATGGATTCGCACGATGGTTCGGGAGAACCAGGAACTTGAGCGTTCTCGTCGCATCCAACCTGGCACCGGCCGCGCACCGCACGAAGCACCGAGCGACTGGTGGATTCTCGGCATTGTGCTGATCGTCATCATCGCGGGGGCGTTCTCGTGAGTCCGCCGCCGCTTGCCAAGCCGCCTACGCAAGTGATGCCCACGCGCGTGCCTCTCGTGGCTGTGCGCGTGGGCAAGGTGGTGCGGATCGATCTATGGGGCCAGGTCTTCAGCCTATACAACGGCGAGGGCCGGTGCGTCAACGAGCTGACGTTGGAACAAGCCCGGCAACTGAGCACCGAGCTTGCCCGCATGACACGCTAGAAGATCGGGAACGAAATGCTTCCCAGGTCAAGGTACGTGTTGTTCGCCACGTTGACGATCGTGATGACCCCCGCGGTCGAAATCGTCACCACGCCCGTGCTCGACGCCCCCGCGCCGCACGCGACCACAAAGAAGATATCGAAGGCCGGCCGGAAACCAGCGGGCAGCGTGGCGACGGTTGTCCCTGCGGTGGTCGTGCCATTGCTCAATCGCCCGCTGAGACGTACAACACCGTTCTCCTTGTAGAACGTGATACCCCACGAGCCGGCCACCCAGCTATTGGACAGCGTGAGCGGCGCCGTGGACTTCGGCGTGCTGATCCAGTCGAACCACACGTCTCCCGTGGTGTTGCCGGCGCGCTCACTAACAGGCGCTACGCCGCTTCCGTCGATCAGACGTTGCCACGAGACACCCGCCACGCTGCGGAAGTTGATGAGCATTCCGGTGACTGCCACGCCGTTGATCGTCCAGGTGACGTCGAACGTCGAATAGCCGATCGGAAACAGGGAAGGCGCAATCGAAATGTTCGGCGCAGCACGCGCGGCCATCGTGTTCCGAATCTCCAGGCCCCGCGGCACGATGAGTTCGCTGATAACGCCGCCGATCCACTGATTCATGATGTCCAGAGGATGGATCGCGCGGCCGTCCACGCTCGGCAGGCCAGCGTTGTCCATCCACCGGCCAGCAGCGTTGCGCGAGTCACGCCAGATAGCGTAAGTGTCGATGAATGCGCACTGGAAATCGCGAGCGCACTGGCGCAGCGCGGCACCCGTCAGCTCATACCACTTCTCGTCGCGACCGTTCGGCGAGTCGGCCGTGCTGTTGCCGTTCATGAGGATGATCGACAAGGCCGTGACGTCCTTAGCAGCGCGAATCGTGGTGAGCGCCGCACGCATGGACGTGACGAAATCACCGATGTCTCGACGCAACGCGTATTCACTTTCGTAGGCGTTGAGCGTGCCGGCCGTGCCGTCCTTTTTCCATCCCGGATCGTTGACGCAGTAGCGAATGCACATGCCGTCCGGGGCTGCAGCCAGGTCGGCCGACAGGTAGGTGGTGCGCCACTGCTCCGTCGTGATGCCGGAATGCCCAGCGTTCGTCACCGTGATCTTGAAGCCGTGGTCTTGAACGAGCTGCTTGACCATTTGGTCAATGGTGTTGTAGCTGTTGACGATCGAGTCGCCAGCCGTGGTGCTGTCGCCCATGAAGCGCCACTCGCACCCTGCGCGAAGCTGCATCTTCTTTTGGGCGTAGTAGAGATATTCCATCCCGCACGTATGCCCACGCCAGTCGGCGTCGGAATTCAACTGCACGCGTCCCGGATCGCTAGGGAAATTGCCCGTCTGCAGGAGACGCCCCGGCCCCATGCGAACACCGTAAGGGTTCGGCGTCTTGGCGCTGACGTGGACATCAAGGCCCGCATCGTTCTGGATATTGACCGTCCGGTACGGGATGCCGTTCTGCAGCACCGCCAGGCCCGCGGCCATCACCGTCTCGTTGTCGGTGCCGGCGGCGCCGGGGTGTCCGTCCACCACCGCGGTCAGCGTCATGCGTGCATCCACGATCGTAGCGCCGCTGCCGCCACCGCCGCTTGAATCGGCCGTCCACGAGCCACCCGATCGGATGTACTTCGAGCCGCCGATCACCTTCGTCATGCCGTTGTAAGCGGCGAACTCTTTCCACGCGCCGCCCGTGTAAATCACGACGTTGCCCGACGTGAAGCCGCCCCACGTGGTCGAGACAACCCACATATCGTTTGCGGCCGGCGAGACAGGCGCGGACGCGGCGAAGCCCTTTGCAGGCGACACCGCGGCCTGCATGCGCAGCGTGTTGTCGTTGGCGGGCGTCGAATTCTGGTTGGTGCCCTCCAGCCATTGAGCCATCGGGAAGATCGAAACTGCAGTCATGTGGTCGCTCCTTAGATTCCGTATTCTGATTTGAGATAGTTGATCGCTTGCGCGAGGTCGGTCGATCCGAGAACGCGATCGAAAATCACCAGCTCGTGAAGGTCATGCAGCGCCGTCTCGCTGGGGTTCGGGCTGTTGCCAATCAGAGAATCGGCCACGCTCGGCAGATTGCCGGTGGACGTCGTTCCGGAAGCGCTCACCGTCAGTCCCCGCAGCAGTTGCCAGGCGCCAGCGCTGCTCAGCGTCGCACCGATGACCATCAGCGTGTTGAGCGGAAGCGCACCGGCCGCGGTGTCCACGCCGATGTCGATCACGCCAGTTTTCACAAGGCCCAGCTCCAGAGACGTGGAAACCATCTTGAGTCGGAGCTGCAGCGAACTGCTCGTGCTCCCACAAACCACGGAGCTGATCCGTCCTGCAGCCATGGCCGCGGGAGTACGCACGACAGCCAGGATCGTGGTGTCTTTCAGCAGCAGCGCGGGCGCCCACGTGAAATAGCTCGTGCCATCGCCGGCCACGCCACCGCTGGCCGAATACAGCGGCGTTCCAGCGCTCACCGAGGCCACCAGGCCGCGCGCCGGGCTGTCTTGCGGTGCGTTGAGGTAGTGGACGGGCTTGCCGCTCACGCCAGCGCGTTTTGCGGTGCCAAACCACGCGATACAGCCATCGGGCCACGGGTAGGCAGTCCCACCGCCACCACCGCCCGCGAAATAGGTCAGCGTGGCCCATGGCGTGACACCGTCGCCGATCTTGAGTTTCTTGGTGTCGGTTTCGTAGCCCGGTTCGCCGCTGGTGAGCACGGGGTTCGCGGATGTCCACGCCGCGGCCGTCGCACGTCGCATGACGAAGCGGAGAACGAGTTTGCTGATCGCAGCGGCCAGCTCGCCCAGGTCGATCACCATTACGCGCCTCCACCGTCAACGATCGCCACCGGAGTCAGCGAGCCGGCGGCCACCGTGGTGACGGTCACGGGCAGGCCAGCGCCAGGCCCCGTGAAGCGATTCAGCTCCGCGACGCTCACCGACGTGACGGCCACCAGCGGGGCCGTGGAAATATGGGCGCTGTCGCCCGCGGGAATGTCTGCGGTCATGGTCGTGGTTCCATCGCTGTAGGTGACTCGGAAGCCTTGATAATTGACGCTGGCGATTGGCGAGACTTCCGTGCCGAAGCGGTGCCGCGCGACGATGTCGTGGACGTACAGGAACGTGCCGTCAAACTCGGCCACTGCGCTTGCCGGGCTCCACTCGCGCTGCGAGTTGCCCACGTAGGTCGTGGTGACGATGTCCGCATCCTCGGCGCTGGTGCTGTAGCTGATCGCGCGGTGCTTCAGGTCGCCGCCGAGCCACGCGACTTGCCCGGCGTGCTTCGAGAGGTCGTCGCCCAGCAGCACGAACAACGCACCCACCGCATGCGCGCCGCTGGTGGTATCGAGCCGGCCGCGCTGCAGGTAGCTCAGCGTCCACAGGCCCGCGCCGTTGTCCACGGCGTCACGGTACTGCAGGATTTCCCACGTCCCGTCGGCGAGCTGCAGCGCGATGCCACCCTGCTCCTGCAGCAGCTCTGTGTCGGAGAACGACAGCAGCTCGTTTGCCGCGTCGAACAGTTGCACCGTCACCGTGTTGGTAGTGTCCGTCACGGAGCTGCTGGCCGCGGTCATCGCTACCGTCAGGCGGCCCATCGTCACGTCGCTGGTGACGTCGTCGATCACCGTCCACGTGCTGCCACCATCGAGCGAGCGTTGAACCTGCGCGCCGCTCCACGTGGCCGTTTCACCGCTCACCGCCGTGTAATACAGCAGCGCGTCGTCGGTGTCCTGCAGCGCCGGGATGTCCAGCACCGCGAGCACGGACTTCGACATGGTCGTGGGGTCAGGCGGCGTGGGGAACGGGAGCGGAATCGCCGTCACGTTGGACGTGTAGGCGCTCTGCCGATCCTTGATGAGCGTGAGCACGATCGTGAGGCCGTCGTTCTCCACGCCGATGATCCGCGCCCGCGTCACCTGGCCGCGCAGGAACAAGCCCACGACGTCGCCCGGCACGAGGTCGATGCAGTGCTGTCCGACCTTCCACGAGAACGAGCCGCCCGCTTCGTTCCACATGACTTTGTGCAGCGTACTGGCGATATTGGCAGGCTCGACGCTGTCGGCGAACGTGATTGGAGACACGACGCTGCCTTCGCCGGAACTGTCCACTTGTGGAGACGATCGATACGACGTGGCCTTCGTGCTGGCGTAACCCGTGATCGGCGATTGGTAGAAGAAATGCACCTTCGCCGGGTACTCGATAACGTTCTCTCGCGCAGCGACGTCCGGTTCTTCCGTCAGGTCGGCGATCGTCAGCGTCCGCAGCACGGGCGCACCACGCTTGACGAAGGTAACGACGCCATCCACCTCCGTGGGGTCAACCATGAACGGCGAGACACAGCTCTGCACCGCGTCGGCTGCTGTGCCCGTCGATTGGATGCACACGCCCGCCACCGAGTGGTCGTGCAATGCAGTGACGTCGAACTGCGTGGGGCTCATGCCCACACGCTGCATCAGAGCGCTGACGATTTGGTCGAGGCCGATCGGTGCGCCGCCCTCGTAGAACCCTGCGAAGTGGGTCGTGTTCGTGGCGAACTCGGTGGTGCCACCGCCGGACGTGCCGAACGTTACGGTGTTCATCGTCACCGTGGCATTCCCACGCACGCGGATCGGCAGCGACCACTGTGCACTGCCGTCCATCACGATGATCGGGAACGTCGAGGTGTCCTCGCCCGGCAGGTACGCGTTGAGGTAGTAGGTCTGCGGCGGATCGCTGATAACGAGCTGGAACATATCGTCGCCGCGCTCAGGCGTCGCCGCCTGACTGGTGGCTGTGACGAAACGCCCGTTGCCTCCCACGCGCGTGATGTTGTCGGAATAGGCGCGCGCCTGCACACGTCCGGTGAATTGGAGCGTCAGGTTGTAGACCGTGCCCGGATCGCCGTTGAGCGTCACCGCTTCCGTCTGTCCGTCGTCACCGTGCGTCCGGAAGTCGATGCTCTCGATTTGCGTTAGGAAGCTCAGGGCGCCGATCACCTCGAATCGAAACGTCGGGATGCGCTCGGCCGTCTGCGTCAGGTCGAAATTCGGAAAGACCACGTATGCCGTGCCGCGGAAATACGGGGTTTCGTCACCGAGAAAGACCTGCAAGTCCGGATCGGGAAGCTGCGTTTCGCTGCCATCATGGAACCGAAACTTTTGATGGAACTTGGAATTGTCCTCGTTGCTGATCGAATGCCCTTCCGTCAGGTCGAACACGAGGTTCTCGTCCTGCCACACGCGCGTGACGGTGCCGCCCGGAATCGCTTCACCCAGGCCGATCGCGAACGTCCACGACACCGTTTCGTTTTGCGTGCGGCTGGTCGTGCCCTTGCCGTTGCTCTGTTTCTTCTTGGTGATGACGCGATTTCCACGCGCGATCACGCACGTGGCGGTGATGCACGCCTTTCCGAACACGATGGCGCGGGCGCCGCCCTCCGCTGCCACCTGAGTCTGCGAGTCACCAATCTTGTTGCCTTGCAACAGCACCGGATCGATGTACGGGGCCGCCACAGCACCCGCTACGTAGCCGTACTGCGCTCCGGTAACTGCGCCGCTGGGGCCGCCCAGGTAGAAGCCGGCGACTGCACCAACGACTGCGCCAGCGATCGGGATGATTTGACGGGACATCAGTCCACCGCCTTCCTGAAAACGTGAGTGATGCGATTGATTGTGTCGGGCGCCAGGCGCTGTTCGATCACGCGGCCCACGTTGCCGTCGGCGTGGACAATGTTGAACGCCTGCGTGCCACCGTAAGTTGCTGCCGCCACGATTCCGACGTGGTGCGGCTCGCGGTCGAAGCGCATCACGATGACGTCATCGTCGCGCAGGGCACTGTGCGCGCTATACGCGCTCTGTCCGGCCTGCCACACCGGCTCGCCAAGCGCTTGCGTGATGTACTGGACGAGGCCGTCGCGGTACGGCTCGCGGCCATACAGCGTGTAGTCGGGCAGCTCCACGCCGCAATCACGGTAGGCCAGCACGCCCAGGCCCGCGCAGTCCACGCCCACGGCGCTGCGTCCGCGGTGACGGAAGCGGGTTCCGATATAGCCGCGTGCGGCGTTAGCCAGTTGTCCCATCAATCGTCTCCGGTGGTCGTGGTAACGGCCGTGCCGATCAAGCCCACGCTCAGCGCACCATTGTCGGATACAGGGATCGACGGTTCGCCGCGATAGTGCGGGTAGTTGTTGCGAGCGTGGCAGGCCGTGGGCGTCTTGGGGCAGTCGTCGCGGAATCGGAATGTGTCGCCCACCTTGATCGGGTAGGACGCCCCGAACGTCAAGCCGATGATGACCGGCACGCTGCCAGGCCCACTCTCGGTGTTGAACGACTCCGTTTCGTCCGTGCGCCCTGCGTTGTCTCCGGTCAACCACTCCACCATGCCAGGCGCACCACCGTAAGTCGGCGTGAACGCGCCAGCGTGGAATTCCTGCGTGGTGTCCACGCCCACCGCGGTGACTGTGTCCGTGTGCCACAGCGGGGTGACGTCGAACAGGCACGGATAGCGCGACTGCGGCGTGGGCACCATCGAGCCGAACACCGCACGGCAGCTCAGGCTCCACTTTTCCGTGATCGACTGCTTGAGCACTTGCGTGAGGCCGCGTAGCTCAGTGATCCACGACAGGCCGCTATCGGTCACGGTGTTGCGACCCGTGGTGCCCGTCTGGATCACGATGTGTCGGCCGCTCGTCAGGTCGTTGTAATTCACCTCGTAGAGCACGAACTCGGCGTAATCGTAAGCGCCCGCACGGATGTCCGCTTCCGCGGTCGGCGTGTCGTATACGGGCATGAGCTGCTTCGTCTCGCCGCCGGCTACCGTCATGTCGGACGCCGCGATGAGCGTGGACAGCTCGGTGCCGATCGGCGCGCTGTAGACCAGCAGGCCGTTGCCGTCGTCATACCTGACGTCACGGTCAAGGCTCGTCAGGCCGAACGGGGCGTAACCCGGTTGCACGGGCGTGATCTTGAGCAGCCTGCAAAGGGTCGTGCTGCCGCCTGCGATGTGGTCGGCGATTTGGATCGGAATGACGCGCGGCATGCTAGCTCCCGTGGACAGCGCTGTTGTACGCCACCTGTTCGATCAACTCGACGTCGCTCGTGGCCATATCGATGTTCATCATGGTCATGTCGAGGTCGTCGCTGTTGAAGCGCACCCACACGTCGAACTGCCCCGACCACGTATACGTCCCCGATCCCCACGCCGCCGTCGGCGTGAACAGGCCCAAAGCGCCGTCGAAGGCACCGGGAACGACCGTGCCGGTATGGTCCTTAACGACGCACTTGGTGACGGCTTGAATCATGCGATCGGCGAACACCGGGCCGAACGTATAGCGCTTCGTGAGCTGCACCGGGCTGAGGAAGCCCACCTCGTCGGCTCGCACGATCAGCGGGCTGTCCGTCACCTCGTAGTCGCCCGCATCCCGGAACCGGAACAGGAACAGCATCGCATTGCACGCGTAGAACGCGCTCGCGACTTCGAGCTGACTCTCAGGCGTGAGCATCGCGTAATTCGCGGAGAACTTCATTTTCTTGAACGCCCACGCCGCGTTACGGTTCTCGCGGCCGTTCGCCAAGGGCGTGATGTCGGTTTTCCCGGACACGACCCGTTGGAAGTCGCGACTTACCTGCGTGCTGATCTTGTGATCGATGTAGTTCTGAGTCATAACCGTTATCCCCTGCGTGCTGCGCGCGTTGCGGCGCCGAGAGTCTTGGATGCGATTTGATCGGGCGTCGAACGATTCACCTGGCCTTGCATGATGATGTTCTGTGTGAAGTTCGTAACCCGCGTGCGCTGGTTGCCGGTGGCCTTGACCGCCAGCTCACCGCCGCTCGTGCGGGTCAGGGGCATGATAGCTTCGCCAGGTGAGCCGGGCTTCTCGCCCATGAGGCCCACGTTCGGCACGCCGCCCCGCGCGAACGGGAAATACGTCGGCTGACTGACAACCTGATTGCTGTACCCGGACAAGCCCGACGAGCCACCGAAAGCGGCACCCTTCGCGAAACCGGAACCGGAGAACAGCGACACGAGTCCGACGAGGCCGCTGGCCGTGTCGCCGGTCTTGGTGCTACCCGATCCGCCAATCAGCCCCTTGAGCGCATTAGCGAGCAGTTGCTTCGCGCTGAATTCGATAATTTGGCGCTCGATGTCCTTCAGCAGCCCACCGAAGTCGGCTTTCCCGGTCATCGCAGCATCAGCGATCTTCGAAGCCGCGTCGTCCATGACCGTCGTAAACGCCTGCGCTGCCGATTGCGCGTAGTTGGTGACGTTGTCGTACCAATCCGCCCACGCTTTCTGCGCGCCGTTGAGCCAGTCGGATTCGGCCGCCTTCACCTTGGTGTAATTGCCCTGCAGAATCGTAATCTGCGTGGACAACGCTGCGGTGGCGTCCTGCCGGCGTTGCTCCGCTTCCGCCGACGTGATCGCCTGATCCGCGTACTGTTGATTGATCGAGCGCAGCAGGAGGTCGTTCTTGTAGCGCGCATCGCTGATCGACTTCTCGAGCGCAAGTTGTTGCGCGCCCATTCCCACGGCCTTCGCTGCGACGTCGCCCGCACGAGACAGCTCGATGTTCTGGTCGGCCAGGCTCTGCGAGAAGTTGCGCGCCGCTGCGACACGCGCCTGCGTGGCGGTCAGTTCCGCATGGTCACGCTGCGCCTTCGCGGACGCGTACTGGACTTCGATCGTGTTGCGCTGTTCCACGAGCGCGCTGATCGTGCTCTCGCTGTTCGCGCGGCCCTTGAGCGCTGCAATTTGCTCGTCGATCGATTCGAGCTGCACGCGCTTCTCGGCGTCGGCCACCGCGGTGGACTTCGCGAAGTATTCTTCAATCGACGTCGCGCGATCGGCGTAACTGAAATCGGTAGCCTGCTGTACGGCCTTGAGCGAATCGAGCGCGGTCTTCTCCCACTGCTTGATCGGCTTCGTCGGATCACCACCTTGGTTCTCGCCGAAAACCTTCAGCTTGAGGCCGTTCACGAGCTTGTCGTAACCGGGGCCGCTGAAGGTGCCATTCAAGCCGCGCACGACGCCCTGTTGCTTCAGGAACTCATCGTTGGAGCGACCGAGCTGCGCGTTCAACAGCGCGAGCTGCGTGGCGTACTTCTGCGACTTCGTGCCCAGCTCATCGAACGCCTTCTGGTTCTCCTTGTTCGCAGCGACCTGATCGAGCGTCAGCTTCGTGGCCGTGGAAATCGAAGCCGCGTCGGTGCCCACGCCGCCGAACCCGCTGCGCGTCACTTCACCGCCAGGCGTCGTCGGCTGCACGCCGTTGAACAGCGATTTCGCACCGCCCACCGGATCGGTCACGAACTGCGCCAGGCCCGCAGCGATGCCGCCGAAGTTGATGCTCTTGAGCTTGTCGAACGACAGGCCCGCCATTTCAGTGATGAACTCGGCCAGCGAGTGGCCCGCGCTGCTGATCGCGTCCTTGAGGTCGAGCCAGCCCTTCGCGCCTTCACTGAGGTTGTTCAACACCGATTGGCTGTTGTCGTTGATTTGGGCCTGATACAGCTTCACCGCGAGCTGTACCTCTCCGACCTTGTCGCCCACGCGGTCGAGGGCTTCGAGCTGCGCGTATTGAGCCGCGGTGACGCGAAGCGTGCCGTTCTCCACGGCCGCCATCGGGTTCGCGGCCAGCTCGTTGAACTTGCCGATGATGTCGTCCACGCCCTCGCCCGTGACGCTGGCCCAGCGTGCTGCAGCCTGCGCAGCGGCGCGGAAGTTGTCACCCGTCAGCTTGCCAGCGATCGCCAGCGACGTCACCGCGGCGTCAGCGTTGCCGAGCGTGATGTGATCGAGCTTCGCCAGGCTCTCCGACAGCGTGGACAAACCCTGCGCGCTGCCGGCGACTTGGTTTCCTTTGGCCGTGGCAATCGCCAGCTCCGTCATGCGCGACGTGGTCGTGTAGGCAGCGTAAGCCACGGCGCTGATCGCACCGGCCAGCAGGAACCACGGATTCGTCGCGAGCTTACCCAGCTCCTTGCCCACAGCGCCGACGGCCGACCGCACGCCACCGAACATATCCTTGACCTGGCCGCCCTGCTGCAGCAGCACCGTCAGCGGGTTTTGCCCGGCCTGCAGCGACACGACCACGTCCGTGAACTGCGCAGGCAGGCCACGCAGCGCGAACTCGTATTGCTTGGCGCTGACGGTGCCCGCGCCCATGGCTTGGTTCTGCGCCTTGATTTGCGCGATGAGCGGCGCAGCGGACTGCGACACGCCGAGTTCTGCAGCCTTCAGTTGCAGCAGCTCGTAATAGGACTTGCCCGCCGTCGTCTGCAGGTTCTGCAACTGCTTGATGAACGAGTCAACGTTGGCGTTGTGCGCGAACGCTTGTTCTTCGAGGTCGGCTTCTCGTTGGAGCTGCACGCTGAAAGCTGCTTCAGCATCGCGACGCCGCTGCGCGAGCTGCAGGGCTTGTTGCTGCTCCGGAATTCCGAGCAGGCGGTTGAAATCTTGTTGCGCCTGCGTTTGCTGGTGATCTTGGCGCGCAGCGTTGATGAGATTTTCCAGCTCAAGCTGTTCCTTGAGCTGCTGGTTCTTCGCAGCCTCAGCCGCTTCCTCCTGCAGCAGCACGCCGAGGAAGGCGTGTTCCGCAGCCTCACGCCGGGCCTGCGCGTTGTTGTCGAACGCGAGGCCGGGAGCCACCAGCGTATTGACGTCCGTTTGCGACTGCGCTTCACGCGCGGCCTGCAGGTTCGCGAAACGCTCCGCGGCGGCTGCATTGGCCCGCGCCTTCTCTTTGGCAGCGTCGGCGTCCTGCTGCGTGGACAACTCGCGCATGCCGGCCTGCGCACGCTTCTGTGCGGCCTGCACGTCGGCGAGAGCCTGCGCTGCGTCCTCAACGCTCGCGGTGTACTTTCCCCACGCCAGCGTTGCCGCATCGAGCACCGGCTTTTCCACGCCCATGCGACTCGCATTGCGCAGGTACTTGTCCATCGTGCTGTCGGCACGGCCCAGGCCGTTGACGTAGTCCAGCAGCGCATCCGCAGCGCGACGCGTGCCCTTCTCCGTCCTGTCGTAAGCGACTTGCGCCGCGTCGCCGAAACCGCGAATCGCGTTCTTCCCCTGATCGATCACAGGTTGGAAGTCGGCCGCATCAACGATCAGTCGGACGCGTGCCGCGCCAATGTCTACGGTTTCGCTCATATCGTCACTCCGAATGAAAAAGCCCGCACTAGGCGGGCTTCTTGTTGAGGTGGTGCAGAGCCTCGGACTCCATCACCTTGAGTTTCCACTTCCACTCATCGAGCACGACACCCGTAAATCCCATGTCGTCGAAATCCCGATAAGCCACTGCGTAATTGAAGCCGGTTGCGCCAAACGCATTGTAGACAAACTGCGTCATCATCGATCGAAACCAGTTAAGGCACTCGTAGTTCTCTTCCCAGGTTTCGATTACGGGTTCCGGAAACTTCTTACGACCCTTCCACACTCTCTGTTGTTCTTCGGAAGGCGGTTGCCAAAAGAACGAAGCAACCGCCTCAGTCAGTTTTTTTCGACGCTAGCCGCCCGTGCCTTGTGGTAGCCCGCGATGATGCCGGGCAGCGTTTCGGGCCACGTCCGTTCCAGCTCCACCAGACCCTCGCGCGTCAGCGGAAACGCCTCGTCGGTGCCGTCATCGAACGACTTCACGATGAACAGGACGACGCCGGCATTCATGTGCGCCCATAACAGGCGCGTGTCCTGCGGATCGACGTTGTCGGGAGCCTTCACGCTCTCCGGGTTCTTCACGAACGCGTCGAACGCGTCGGGCGAGTGATTGTGGTACGTGAGGATCAGCGAGGTGTCCACGCCCATGGCCTTGACCGTGAGCGTTGCCTTGATCGTATCGGGGGTTTTCTTCGTCAGCATAACCGTAACCTCAGGTGGGATAGTGGGAATGACAAGGGCCGCCGCGTCGTCCCACTAACGACTTGGCGGCCCTCAACCGGAAGCTCTTACGAGCTGCTGGGGAACGTGGCCGGGAAGGCCAGGATTTCGGAGTTGACGGAGAACGTCGCCACGACGGTCATGTTCTCGTTGCGCGTGCGGCTCGGCGACTTCTGGAACGAGACGTAGCCGGTGTACAGCAGTTGCTCGCCGGTTTCGAACGTCTCGCGCATGACAACGAGCTGCTTGGACTTCGTCAGCTTGTCCAGTGCATCGAACCACGGGAGCGTCGGATCACGATCGAGCGTGAACGTCAGCACCACCGGGTTCGTGTCCGTCGGCTTCGAGCGCTGGCGGTTGCCGCGATCCTCGATGTAGCTGTAGGTGAACGTGTTGGCGTCGCCGCCGGATTGGT